TCATCCGATTTTCCTCTTCAGTATTGTCAGCACCGGCCCACGCGAGTCCGTTGTTGATACCATGTTCGCAGCCTCAATCAGCTTTCCCAGCTCAGCGCCGGAGTAATGACTGGTGATGCTGCCGTTCTTGTGCCCAAGCAGTGACTTTCGATCTTCTTCAGTAACGCCCGCGGCCCGCAGTCGGCGGCCGAAGGTGTGCTTCAAGTCGTGAATCCTGATCGAGGCGTACCCAGGGTGAGCGGGGCGAAGGTTTTCCTCCTGCCAGAGTTTCGCCGCTCTCACCCGAGCCTTCTTCCAGGCTGAGTCGTTCATCCGGTGCATCGCGGTGCCGTTGTATGGGAAAACCCATTCATTGCTGACCCCGCGCTGCCGCTCAATGATCGACTTGGCCACGCTGTTGAGCACTACCAGGCGCTCGTCGCCATTCTTTACGCCCGACCGGGCGTGTCTCCCGCCGAAGTCAGCGGGGATCAGGAAAACACTGGTCCCAAGTTCCGGCACCGATATCTCCCAATCCCACCTGAGCTTGCACACCTCCTGCTCCCGGCAACCTGTGTTCACCTTGAACAGAGCCATCGTTTGCAGGTGCCCCGGCAATTCGCCAAACAGAATCGACTGCTCCTCCCATGACATCGGGTAGGGCTTCCTGCTCGACTTCTTCTCCTCGAGCTTTTTCAGCATTGGCACGCTGTCCAGCCAAGGCCGCCGATCATCATCACGCCACTTTCTTGCGCAGAGGGTCAGAACCCGAACTGCGCGCTCGATCGCGATGTTGATTGTCCGGTTGCTCACCGCCTTCTCGATGGAACCGTCTGGCAGCACTTTTTCCGTCTGGCGATCCCGGATGAAGGGCTCCAGCGCCTGGTCGTCAATGTGCGTCAGTGGCAAATGCCCGAGGTATGGGTGTAGCTGCTTCATGCACAATGCGGTGAGGTGAATTGATGGCTGATCCTTGACCTCAAGGAGGTAGCGCATTGCCGCTTCCTCGAATGTCCGTATCTGCCGTACGCCGTAAACCTTCTGCTGACGCAGCTTTTCCAGCTTATGGATCAGGTACTGCTCTGCCTCTTCCCGGTCACCAGTTCCAGTACTTTCTCGAATTCGCTCCCCTTTGTAGACTTTGTCGATTTGCCAGACACCGCCCTTCTCGTAGAGGCCGGTGATCGTTTTTCGCGCCATGTATCATCTCCTCGGCGCTCGCTGCGGGGCCGATTGTTGTCCTGTCCGGTGGCTTTTTCAATTGCCCTGGCTTCGATGTAGGCGTCAGCCCACTCGTCGAGCTCCTGGCGGTCGAAGGCTACGCCCTGTTTTCCGATAGGGAATTCACGCACGTTCGGCCTGACCGTCTTGTTGAACTCATCCCGACACATGCCGAGATACCCAGGCGCATCGCCAAACCGGATGAACCGCGGCTGAATGCTTGAAGGCTTTGCTGCTGTGGCATTCGCCATGTGGGTCTCCACGCCGCCGGTGGCGGCAGGTTGGTGGTCAGTTCGTGGCCTGGGCGATGGTCTGTTCGAACCGTGACGCCAACTCAGCGTTGACCTCGGCTTTAGCCAGGCTGTCAGCGGTACCCTTGGCTCGATGCAGGGTTTCGTACTTGCGCAACTGGGCTGCGGCAGAGGTCAGGTCGTCCAGCAGCAGGGGCGCCGAGGCGATCAACTTGGCGTTTGCCCGGCGCAGGTCTCGGCCGAGTTCCGCAGGGCCGATCTCGGTGAAGGTCACGCAGTCGCCGCAGTCAGCGATCATCCAGCCGTCAGAGGGGAGTGCTTTCACGCCATCGCCGCTGTCGGCGCCGAGACCGGTGAAAACCTCGGTTTCGTTCAGGACTTCCCATGGGCCGGGCGTGTATTTGTGATTCGTCATGGCAATAGCTCTCCATGCCCGCGCATGTCGGCGGGCTTGGGTTATGGGGATTTGATCTTTGCTTTAGGTTGGAATAGCGTTTTAATGCGCCCCTCACCTTACGAAGAGGGATCTTGAAGTGAATGATTGGGTGGATTTTTTCGAGGATTTTCCGGAGTACGACAATTCCGATCCTAGTAGCAAAAAAAAGGGGCCGGCTTTGGATAGGGAGCAGGTCCAGCACAGGAAGAAAGAGAGGGACGAAGTTCAAGCAATGCTTGATGCCGCTCTTCTTCTGAATCCTCTAAAGAAAGGAAGTTAGTTCGAGCTCATGCGGCCGCACTTATGTGTTGCGGCCGCGACCAGTTCCTTAGGCACCTGGACGGTATCGCCAAGCTTGGCCTGCGCTATTGCTTGGCAGGCGGCAGTGAGGGTGCTCGGGCCGCCACCGCTTGGAAAGACCTCCTGGCCGCTGGCCTTGCACACGTACGCGCACCAGTGTTCTCCGGTTGGGCTTCGGCTGAAGCCGCTACCGTTGAAGCTCGTTTGAACGCGGTGCTTATCGATCAATGGCCCGCCCAGCGCCCAGTCTTCCCAAGGGTTGAAGCGCTTGATGTGCTCGGTCACCGTGGCGCGGTACCGGGCAAACACGCGCCAGGGGTTGCCGTACTCTGGCGGGGCCAGGAACACATCCAGGCCTTCCGCCTTGCCCACGGCCCACCCCAGGGCCTCGCCCACCAGGTCTGCCGTCTTCACTTCGATCAGGTCGGTCATGGCAGAAGCTCCGCCGGCACTTCGAAGAACTGAAGCTGGCCTTTGAACGGGGTGAATGGCAAAGGCTTCGGATCGCGCAGCACGAAGCCCTTGGCGCCCGTATACCAGGGCGAGTCGCTGTGATCGACGCTATCGATCAGTTCGACTGAGCCGACGATGCCACCGCGCTGAAGATCTTCCATCATCGGGAGCCCCCTCAAGACTTCAAAGCTTGCAGCGCCACTGACTACCTCAAGGGCAGCCATGTAATCGGCCTTGGTCATCCCCTTGGATGCGTGCACCAAGAACCGACCACGGAACTTTGTATGCCAGGTTCGATTCTCGACGTCCTTGCCGCCATGAATGATTAGCCAGGCCCATGGCTGCTTGATTGATAGTGCTTTCACAGCTCATACCTCTCATCAATCCAGCGCCCAGGCGCCAGTGCGGGCGTAGGTTCGGGTTGTGTTTCGAGCGGGGAGCGCTGGCGCTCGTTGCCGGCCTGCAGCTGGCTGTCGGGGATGCAGCTGATACCGCCGGGCGAGCTGAAGCCGTACAGCCAGCAGGTCGCGCCGCGCTCATCGTCATGGAACACGCGGACGCCATGCGGCAGCGGGTCTGCGCTGGCGCCGGTGGCCAGCAGCAGGAGGCAGAGGGCGAGGCGGGTCATTCCTGGGCCTCCAAGCGTTCATGGGCAACCATATCGATGAAGGCCTGCGGCAGCACGACCGCCTCATGACCCGGAGACCAAGACAATGGCGGGCACTTGCGGATCATCTCGTTGAGCAGTTCGAACGCTGCAAGCAGCTGGTCGTCGTTGATCTCGCCATCTTCTGGCAGGTCATCACAGAAGTGGTCGCCTGGATCGATCTCGCTGGGGTAGTTCGGCGTGCAGAAGACCAGTCTCAGGTCGGTCAGATCGATCTCATGCTCGATCAGGTAGTCGCGCAGCTCTTCCTCGTCGAAGAAGTACCGGTCGCCGTCGTATTCAGTGATCGCTTCGCCGGCCCATACGCGCTTCGGCATGGCTGCGAATTTGGCTGCCCGGCTCTCTGTGTGACAGACCGCGCACCACCCGTTAGTGGCATGAATTGGATGGTCAGGTTTTTTGGCGCAGCGCCGATGTGTCGACCCGCAGTAGCGGGCCATGTGCTCGTCCTTGCCCCAGAACCGGCCGGAAGGATCGACCCATCCGGTAACGGTCTGAATGCTGGCGGCTTCGGGGGATTCGTACATCACGACTTTTTCTTCGCGCACGGGGATTCCTTGGCCGCCATATGGCGGCAGTGAATAGAGGGGAGAGGGGTTACAGAATGGGAAGGGTTACTGCTTTCACTCCAGGGCGGCGCGGGCCTGCCATGCCTCCCATGCGGGCTGGTATGAGCCGCCGCCTTCATAATCAAAGCGTTCGTCGACGTAGCAGTTATCCGCCTCAAGGAACCTGACGCCGCCCGGGACTGGGAATTCTTTTTCGAACTCATCGCGCTCAACCGGCGCGCTCGGCTCTGCGCTGGCGGACAGGGCGGCCAGCTTCTGCCGGTATTCGATCTGATCGTCGAAGCTGACGATGCCGCGGTTGATCATTTCCAAGCCCAGCTGCAGCAGTGCGCTCTGCTCTGCCAGCTGGGCGCGATAGACCGAGCAGTTGTCCAGGGCGTTCTGCAGGTTCTCGGCAACATGCATCTTGAGTCGACGCTGCTTCTCTACCTCTTCGCGCAGCCGCTCAACCTCGCCAGGATCGGCGTGAGCGAATAGTGGTGTGACCTCCACTTCCCCAGGCTTCCACGGGTCGCCTACCTTGCTGCCATATTGGAGCCACTTCGCGCCTTCGGATTTGCACAGATACGCCACCGGCTCGCCCTGCGCTGCGTGGGTGTAGAGCGGAACCATGCCAGGCTCTGGTTCGGCCCACATCCATTCATGCAGATAGATACCGCCAAGACGCCCAAAAGACTTTAAGTTCTCAAATGACCTGGGGTCTGCGTAGGCAACCGGCTCGCCCTGGTGCTGATCGGCTGGCTTGGCCAGGATGGTGCGAAACTCTCGAGCCATGGTGCAACGGTTGTCTTCCTGCAGCAGCTTTTCCGCTTGCTCGATGGTTTCACGCGGCACGCTGACCATCTCGGTGTTGCTGGATCGGGTTTCTGTGGGCATGGGGATACCTCGCCGGTATATTCGGCGCTCATCAAAAGGAGTTCTAGAAAATGCATTTGCAACCCGAAGATTGCTGTGCCTCAGCTATGAATGAAGTTGACAAGGAGGGTGTAACCTCGTTGTTTGAGCATTACGGGACTGAAGAGCAAGGTGTGTTCTTGGTTACAGGCTACAAGTGCAAGACCTGCTCTCAGAAATGGGAGCGCTTTGTAGAGACGCAAGATCCTGACGAAGTGAGGTGGGACGCAGTTTTCTAAAGCGCCATTTCTACTTGGGCTTCCCTGCACCAGATCGGCGAACTGTTGTGCGCTTCGATCCGGTCAGCGATCACGCTGGCGCGCTGACCTGCCGATGGCGGGGTGTACATGCCGAACCGGCTGATGCTGCCGCCGTTCACTGCGGCGTTCGTGCTGTCAGCCGATGCCAGCGGCAGGCTCTGGAAAATCGCGGGGTCAAGCATGCGCAGGCCATGCAGGCGGCAAATTGGGCGGCCATGGTCGTCGCAGATGGCATCCATCGCCGAGCCCATGCGCTTCCACCAGGCTGCAGTGCCGGGTGATCGCCACTGTCCAGAACTGCCCAGGGCGACAGTTCGCCAGGCCTTTGCCAGGCGCTCCAGCCGCTCGATCGGCTCATGCATGTGCCAGACCGGCACGCCCGGCAGGTGGCCAGGCCATTGCTCGAGCAAGCGGTCGTTGGCTTCTTCGTCTCCGTCGATCACATCAGGGATCAATGCCCAGTCGAAGCCAGGGTGCCGGTGCCAGTCGTCCACCCAGCGCATGTAGCCGTGCACGTCCACCTGGCCGCCTTTCTTCCAGACCGTGAACGCTCCGTTGTCAAAGACGAAGGACTGGCATGCTTCGGCGACGATGCCCATGTCGTCCTGCCGCGGGAACGGCACCAAGGCGTGCCGGCCAGCCAGCAGCCTTGCTGCATCTTGCCGCGTACCGCCTATCGGCGTGCCGTGGTAATGGATCATCAAATTCCCCTTACGCGGCTTTGCTCTGGCGCTCTGCGGCACGCCAAGGGTCGTTGGCGCGGGCTAAGGCAGCCATTGGTGGCGGGCTAACGCTATTGCCACACATGTGCACCTGTTCGGTTTTGGTGAACGGCTTGCCGTCGGCGCCCTTATCGATGATGTAGCTGGCGGGGAAGCCTTGGGCGCGGTAGAGCTCGTGCGGCTGCAGCATCCGCAGGCAGATGTCGACGATCACATACGGCGTTCCCCTCACGAACACGGTGACCAGGCCCAGGCGATCCTTGGTGGTCACTGTCGGCGCTGGGGCATCGCATGCGCTGGTGTTCTCCGTCCCGTAGTAGCTGATCAGGAACGCGGCGACGCGCAGGGCGCCTTCCTCGTGCTCCGGTGATAGCTTGTACTCGACCAGGGCGTGATGCTCGGCACCGGCGGTCATGGTCGGTACCGGCTCATTTACCGTACGGCCTACGCAGTTGCGACGCAGCGTGGCCAGGCTGGCCGTCACCAGGCGCTGCTGGCTGCCAGTGTTGGTCACCGTGGTCAGTGGCTCGTCCGCGCCCTTGGCTGGCGTGGTGTTGAATCCGCCGTTGGCCTGCTCGATGAAGGCGGTGCACATTCCCATCGCGTGGGCTGCACCTGCTGGCCGCTTGTAGTTACCGCCACTGGTGACTGTGGGTACCGGATCGGTGACGGCCGAACCCTCGCTGTTGAAGCGGAACTTCACCAGGTGCGCGGATGCCAGTGCGTGCTTAACGCCGCCCGCGACGACTGTTCCCAACGGCTGATCCAGGCCAGGTGCTCGTGGCTGCTGACCCTCACGCTCACCGTATCCGGTCTGTACCAGGGTTGGGCTGGCCATCGCGAACGAACCGCCTCGTGGCCAGGAGGTAACTGTGCGCAGCGGCTCCTCTGCCGACTGGGCTAGCTCGCCCGACCAGTTGGCTATCGGCACGATGAAGGGCTGCGGGTTGTCCAGCACGAACTTCTTCATGCCCTTGGCTACCCGGCGCAACGTGGCGGCCGCGAGGTCTTTCTTCCGACCGAAAATGCTTTTGCTCGGCACGCTCCAGTCGATGCAGTCGGCGGCGGTGCGCCACTTCTGCTGGCCCTTGGTTGGGTTCTTGGCGTGGGTGGGCTCCGGCCACACGATCGGTTGTCCGTCGCAGCGGGCGATCATGAAGAGGCGTTCCCGGCTGGTTGGCGCACCGAAGTCACAGGCCTTGATGATTCGCCATTCCACCTGGTAACCGATTCCTTCGAGCAACTGCACGAACCGACGCCAGGTGATGCCGCGGCGTTTCGGGTCGGGCACAAGGAACTGCTGCTGCACCGGCACACGCTCGCCAACGGCGGCCACGGTGCCGTCCAACTTCATCACCCGCCCAGTGGCCTTGTCGCGCTTGGCGATCAGCGGGCCCCACTGCAGGATCTGCTTCACGTTCTCCAGGCTGATCACGCGGGGCGCCTTCTTGCCGGCCCACTTCAAGCCGATCCACGACAAGTTGCGAATCTCGCGTTTGCGCGGCTGGCCGCCAGCGGCCTGGCTGTGGTGAGTGCAGTCCGGGCTCATGTGGAACCATCCCACGGCACGACCCTGGCATTCCTCGTCCGGGTCGCCCTCGAAAACATCGGTGGTGAAGTGGCGCGCAGCCGGGTGGTTGGCGGTGTGCATGCTGATGGCCGCAGGGCTGTGGTTCTTGGCCACGGTCACCGGTCGGCCCAAGCCCATTTCCAGCCCGGTACCGGCGCCGCCGCCACCGCAGAAGAAGTCGACCACGATCTCGTCGTCTTGCGGATCGAAGCCAAGGCCGTACTGGGTTTTGAAGTCGAGCGGGTTCTTTTTCTGAAATGCAGACATGGGCGGTCCTCGCCGGGGTGGCGTGATTCGTTGAAGTGGGTTAAATGTGAGCGGCTAGATATCGAGCCGATCCCGGGAGTTCTGATGCTTACAACGATGTTGACCCTTATCGCTGCAGCTGTTGCAGCCTATTCGGCTGTGCTCAAGACGAAGCATGAGAAGCTTTGGGCTGAACGCTATGACAAGACTGGCCAAGCCCTCATCCGAGCCAACCTGATCGTTCGATTTCTGCAAAGCCGGTCCAACGAATATGAGGTTGATGGGCTGACTGTGTACGAAAAGAAGGTGCTCGCGGAAAACTGGCCCGTTGCACGCCATGAGTTAGAGCGCGACATGGTGTTAATACAAATCCTATTCAACGAGGCAGATTCGCAGCAGGTCCAGGACTGCTGGTTTGAGCTTCAGAAGGAACTCTTTGGACTGCTAGAGGAAGGCTCTTCGCACGATGCACATCTTTACGTGGCAAAAGCATTGCCTAAGGCTGAAGCGCTAGAGACCTCATTGATTGAGTTAGGTCGCCGCCGCTGCGTGGAGCCATTCTTCCAGCAATGGTGGACGGTATTTGCCGAGTGGCGCGATGTCAGGAGTAAGAAGTAGGAGCCAAGTTATCGGCTTCTGAATAGGGGAAGGCGCTGGCGGGCAGCGCCGGAGGATCAGGCTCGATTCAGGAACTCCTGGCACCTGCAGTTGAGGTCCTGGCAATGGCTCTGGCCAACCCAGTCAGGCATCTGGTCGCCTTCATATCGAACCTGCGTGGAGTGGATGAACCCGCTTCGATGCACGCCCCTGATGAATCTACGGCGGTCAGCCTCGTTATCCGGCCGCTCAGGCTGATCCCAGCGGCTCATGACGATGCGTCCGCACGCTGTCTTTCCGTGGTCCATGCGGCCCATCGGCGTCTGGTTATCGCTCATGGCTTTCTCCGTGCATGGTTTGTTTATGCGCTGTCTAGCAGCAGCAAGCCTTTATCGTCAGGGTCTGCGCCAAGCCTGATGTCTGGCGCACGAAGCTCGCGCTGAATGCGCCACTCGTAGAGCCTGCGCGCCACGGAATTGCTGATAATGAAATCGTGGCGCGGAGGAAGCGCCAGAAGCATGAGGGCCTGAATCGGCCCTAGTGCATGGGCGCGCCCTATCAGCAGGCGGACGATGAAGCTCAGGTCGGTGGCATTGATCCACTCGCCCATTTCATCGATCTGCTGGATGGTGCCGCGCCTTGCCATGAGTCTGATTTCAGTTCGATCTGCCTTGATGTGCTGATCGCTTTCGATCTCAAGGTGGGCGACGGCGGCGAAGTACGGGAACTTCGAACGACCAAGCTTGTGGGCGTTGTAGATCAGCAAGGTGAGCGCTTCGCCGCTTTCCTCAATCTCGCCCCAGGACATCAGGTCAGCAAGCTGGCTGGCGTGGGTGGAGGTCACCTTCAAGCGCAAATCCTGCTCGCCCAGGCGTTCCTGCTTCTCGCGCCGGCGCTCATCACGCTGCTGCTGCGTCAGAGCCATCATCGCCTCCATTGCGCACAAAGGTGGTGCCCTGCCCGATGTCTAGCAGGTCGCACACCCGGTTGATGATCTTGAGCGCTGCGTCGAACACCTTCGCATCGTCCGGCTCTCGGGCCAGGCGCTTCATGTTCGGCTGGTGCTCAAGGCAGACTTTGTCGACCAGGCGCCGGGCCAGCCTGCGCAGGTGGTCGGTGCTGTCGTGGAAGCGCAGGCTCAACGCGAAAGCCATGGCCACATCATCAGGCCGGTACTGGCCGCCGCTGCGGGTGTTGTACAGCTTCTTCACCGGCCGATTCATCCAGGCCGGCAGGGTTACGACTCCAGAGGGTGCTTTCTGCATGTCTGTGCTCCGTGAGGCCGCTGGGCGGCAGGTGGAACTGTTCTTGCCGCCGGCGCTGGCGAACCTGATTTTTCAAACTGGACCGTCGCATCGCTTCCCCTCAACCTTCGGGTATTCGACGCCGAATAGGTGGATGACCCGGCAGAATTTTCGGTCAGAGATGCCAAGCTTGGCCTTGGCCTGGGCTCGGTTTAGGCCTGCATCACGAAGCTCGGCGATCTTGGCGGCAAGAGCTTTGTCCTCGGCGGGGTCTGCATAGACCCTGTTCTTTTCGCCACGGAAACGGCGAGGGTCGGGCTGGAACGCAAACCCTCCGTCCTGGGCGGCGCGGTAAAGTGTGGTTTGTGCCAGACCGGTTCGCTCCATAGCTTGGGCGTAGGTCATGGTCTTGGCCATTTCCCGAAGCTCGGCAAGCTGCTTCTGCCGTTTCAGAGCCTTCTGGCTCGGCGGCTTTGGCTGGGTAGCTCGTACCTGTTCAAGGTCGCGGTGCGGGCGGTGCGGTGCGTACTGGAAGCCGTCGAGAACGATGATGCTGCCTCCAGAGGCCAAGAAGGCCGCTTGTGCGGCCTCCAGGTCGATTGATGGGTTCATACTGCCCCCTATGCTGCGATGCCGAGCACCCGATTCATGCGCTCGTCGAGGATTTCGTAGAAGGTTTTCACGCGCTCAGAGAGCTTGCGGATCATCGCTTCGTCCCGGTAGGCGCGCTTCACGAACAGCGGCATGCCCGGCCAGTAGCAGATGAAGTCGATCCACTCGCGCTCGGACACCCACAGGCCGCCCTGGCACTGCGCTACGTGCTCTTTCGGGATCTCGCCGCCCAGGATCACGTCGACCTGCAGCTTCGGCAGCTTGGTTTTGATCTCGGTCAGGCCCTTTTCGCCTACCAGGGCATCTGGCGAGTAGCCGATGCCGTGATTGAGGATGATCCCCACCTCGGTCGTTTCGACCTCTTCGCTGTCGCGGTAGAGGTTGCGTGCAACGCACTCCAGTTCATGGCCGCGCTCGGTATGCCGATTTCCGCTGAACGGGTCCGCCGCTTCACCGGTGATGCGTTCGCCGATCAGCGTGTTCATGTAGGTGAAGGCGCCGGTGCCGAATCCGGCCTCGCCCTTGCCGTTCACCAGCAGGCAGTCCAGCTCGCTGCAGGTGATGATGCCTAGGCGCAGGTCCAGCCAGGCCTGGGTGCCTTGTTCGATGTCACTGACTATCTGCATTTGCAGCCTCCGCAGCCTTGATGGCCTTGTTCAGTTGCGCGACCAGAATGTCGTGGCGGCCCTTCGGCACGCATTCGGCCGAGCCGTATTCGCCAATGAACCAGTCGCGGGTCGTCTGTGTGCAGCGGTCGAGCAGGGCGCTGATGCCGGCCGCCTGAACGCTGGTGACATTCGCCGTCGGCACGGCTGCATGGCCATCGTCGTCCTCGCCCCGGGTGGTGAGGTTGAGCAGGGCGCTCATGACGTAGCGCTTGCCATAGCTGGTAGACGATCCGACTGCCTGGACAGCGTTCTTGCTGCCGCTGGTGTCGAGCGGCAGCAGCATGGTGGTGCTTTCACGGTGGCCGGCGCGGTGCATCAGGATGCCGGTGACGCTCATGCCGCCCGGCGTGTTCTCGACCTTGAAGGTGATCGCGAACCCGTGGGCCTGCATGATGGGCTTGATGACGTCGTTGATGTCCTCAAATGTTGCATAGTCGCTGCGCTTCTGGCCGTTCACTACGATGGCGCCGCGCTCGGCAATGCTCGGGATGTCGCTCTGCATGGCAGCCATGGCCGCGTTGAATTCAGCCTCGGCGTCGCGGGCTTGCATGCGCTCGTGCATCGCCATCAGGCGCTCAAGCTTGTCGATGTCGCAGGTTGGGTCGGTGGCCGCCCGGCTGATTACGGCGAGGATGCTGCTGTCTGCCTGCGCGGGCGCGGCCACCTGGCGGCGCTGCTCCGGCACAATGATCGTGCTGCTCATGGTGGGTGCCTCAGTAGGAAATGGCGATGTTCGGGATCTTGCGCTGTGCGATCAGGGTGATCGCTTGCTTGGCGCATTCCTCTGTCATGCCGCCGGCGACAAAGGCCTCCAGGGCGGCGCGGTTGATGCTGGCGCGGTGTGCCTTATCGCGCTCGCGGGCCTCTTGCTGGCGAAGGATCTCGGCTGCTGCTGCATCGGCGCGGCGGCGTTCTTCCTGGCGAGCCTGCTCGGCGGCTTCCTCCTCCCGGCGGGCAGCGTCCTGGCGTTCTTGCTCCATCCGTTGCTCGGCGGCAACTCGGTCAGCCTCGGCCTGAATCCGCCCCCGCTCGGCTTGCTCGGCCTGCAGCTTGAGCTGAAGGCGCTGGTTCTCGGCTTCGCGCTCCTGCGCAGCAGCTTGGTCAATCAGCTCCTGCTCGCGGCGGGCGGCGGCTTCTCGCGCCTCCTGCTGTTCCTGAGCCACGCGCTGGCGTTCCAGCTCGACAGCGGCTTCCTGTGCCACCCGGATGCGGTCTTGTTCGGCGCGCTCTTCTGCTTCGCGGCGCAGGCGGGCCAGTTCGGCTTGCTCCGCCTCGAACTGCTCGCGCTTCTGGAGCGCTGCCCGCAAGCTGGTCAGCACCTTATCCTTGGTGTTTGCCGCTTCTGCCTCGAATTCCTCCCAGTGAGCCCCCAGTTGCATGCCTTCGGCTTCGGCAATAAGGCCTTTGAGTTGCAGGGAGTTCAGTTCGCCCAGGTCGTCTGCTAGCGTCTTCAGCCAGTTCAGGCGGTCGTTGTGGCGGTCGATGCGCGCATCCTCGGTGGCCTGCCAGTCATCCAGAGGTTTGCGCACCTCCTTCTGCCAGGATTCAAGAATGTCCCAAACCCGCTTGCGCTCAGCATCGATGCGGGCTGGCACCTTCTTCTGCTCGGCAGACAGCTCCTTGCCCTTGTTTTCGATTGCAGTCTTGGTGCGTGCAACCTCATAGGCCATCGACGCAATTTCTTTGCGGCCTTTGACCGTTTTCAGGTCCGGCACAACTGCCAAGAACTCGTCGATCTTGACGCGGATCTGCTGCAGCCAAGGCTCAAGGCCCTTTTCAGCGCTATACACCGCCAGGGCTGTTTCCTGCGGAGGAGCGACGATCAGTTCTTTTTCTGCGGACATGCGTTTCTCCCGCGCCATCCATGCGGTGGGCGCTGATTAAGTGGTTACTGTGTGATGGTGCCGGCCAGGGCGCTCAGGAGGAGCCAGCCGGTGCAGAAGGTGAGGGCGATGAAGCTGCCGCGCCAGGTGGCGAATCGGCGGGCACGCTGGTAGCTCGTCATGGCTGAAGGCTCCTCAGCTTTTCCTCCCGCGCCTTGATTGCGCAGTCGGCGTGCTGGGTCCGCCACCCGCCTTGGTAGCGTTCGAAGTGGCCTGCACCTTTGGCAACATGGCCGCCGCAGCGGTAGCAGGTGCCAGGGAATCGGTTCCTCATGCCCGAACCTCATACCCGACCGTCCACTCGCCGCACATCCACCAACTGCGGGTGACTGCCTCGGGATTCTCGATGAAGGCTTCAGCTGCAGCCCTCTTCGCGTCGAACAGAGTCGGGCCCTTGAACAGCATCAGGACGCGGTCGGCCGGCATAGCCTGAGCCTCGGGCAGTTCGGCGATCTGCTCGTCGATGAGCGTGGTGATGGGTGGCGTGGTCATGTTGCCTCCTGCTTGCGGTAGCCCTTGTCGAAGATCTCGGCGCAAATGCGCCGTGTCTCGCTGGCGTTGCTGTGCGACAGGCCTTGGTACATTTCGTCGATCAGACGCTTCCTGTCTTCAGCAGCTTTCTGCTCGGCGCTCAACTGCTCGGCTGTCCTAGCTGGCCGGAAGCGCTTGAACTCCGACGAATCAGCAAGCTCTTGGAGCTTTGGCACGAACTCTTGACCGGATGGGTCGCGGAGCACCACGCGATCAGTGCCCACATACATGACCAGCGAGTTGACCCAGTTGGCATTGATGTCGAGGCGCTCGACTATTTCTCCAGCCGAGGGCAGGCCCTCGCCACTCCACTCGGGGCGCTTGATCAGCGGGCGATGGCAGTCTTCGATGCGCAGGCCGTACGCGGTATACAGCGGCACTGTCCACCCACGCTTGTTGTTGAACAGCAAAAGCGCCTCACCAACCTCGCGCAGGAAGTTCTGGTCCACAGGGTCAAAGTGGGTTGCCTCAGGGCAACGAGCCCAATCAATCTTGCTCACGCGACCTCCTTGCGCCCATCAACGATCTTGTTGAGGCGCCCGCAGTAGTGGTTGAACTCTTCGATGGTGATGCGCTGGTCGGCCAGCATTTCAGTGAGGAGCTTGAGGACCATGGCCTGCCAGGACAGTGGCGTCTCAGGGTGAGCCATGGCCTCAAGCTCTTCGTCGATCAGGACGTGAGGGCTTTTCATTGAGCCTCCTCGGCCTGGGCCAGAACTCCTTCTTTGGCGACGGGTTCCAGAAGATCGCGGGCCAGCTGCTCGAACAGCTTGGCTGGGTCACGAACCGACAAGATCTCGATAGCCGAAATCTTGGCGTCTCCCTGGGTGCCTATCGTGGTGTCCAGCAGCAGGCGACCAAGCACCGTGTTGCTGCCGCTTCCGCTCAGCTCGCACATGGCGTGCTCATCGACTGCCAGAGCCAGCCGATCGAAGGTGACGCCGACCTGCTTGCCCTTAAGCGGGAACAGGTAGTCCCGGCGTGCCAGAAGCTCGGCAACGCCGTTGTCGATCCAGATGCGCACAGCTTCCTCATCGGCGCTTTCACTCACCGCCGGAGGCAACTGCTCATCGTAATGCCATTGTTCTGCTCGAAGTGCGCCCATGGTCGCCTCCAGGTGGTGGGTTCAGTCGGTGTATGCGATGTACTTGAAGCGGCCATTGCCGAATTGCTCGAAGCGGCCGCCGAAGGTGCCAATGACCTCGCGCTCAACCTCCTCGCGGGTCATGTGCGGTGGATATACCCCTTCCTTGATCATCGAGAAGTGGGTGTGAGGCACGAACCGCCAATCGACCTTGCTAGGGTCCAGCGGGCGCGGCTCTGGCGGCTGCCATGGCTTGCCCTTGTATGCCTCAGGCGCTGGCGGCGGGTCTTCCGACTCTTCCCAGCCACAAGCCTCGCAGTAGCCGCGTGGCGCGGTGCATGCCCCGCAGGGTGGGTTGATATGGCAGCAGCAGTTCTGCACATCGTGCGATTCGATGACGCCCTCGCAGCCGTCACGGCCGCAGGTATCGCCCTCGCAATATCCGAGTTCGCTCATGTTCGTTTGCTCGCGCGGCAACCGCATTGGTCGGGCGCCAGGCGCAGTGACCAAACTGGGCGTGAAAAGCCAGCCTGGCACCCGCCAATGCGGTCTAAGTGAAGGGAAGGGGTGCAGGCGGTGAGCGCTACCTCACATGCATCTGGTCTGGCCGGTTAGGCCCCGGATTCGCCTGCGTGTACGTCTATTAAGGTTTACTGTGGTGCGCCTTAACTTGCATAAGGCTCACGGTGATGCGCTTTAAATCGATGAAAACTGCATCGGTGATCCACATTCCGGGGCAAACCGGGTGACCGGACGCCTCACCAAAGGGCGAGGCGCTACCCAGGCTCACAATTCGCGGCGATCAACTCGCGTTCAATGTGGATCACCGATGCAGCCTGCGATGGGGAGCAGGGCATCGGGCAGTTAACGTCAGGCTGACGTGGCGCTGGCTGACTTTGCCGTGGCGCTTGCTTGCTGCTCTACCAGCTTGCCGATGAGCACTTTCCGATCTTCCAGCGACAGGCTCCATGCTGCGTAGTAGATGCCTTCGTCGATAGTGCCGTCGTACTCCATGGTGGAGTTCGGATCCCAGAGCTTGTACTTGATGCGGTTGGTTGGCCGCTTTGCCATCGCCTTGCCCTCCAGGACGGTTGATTTATCCGTGGTTGGCGAATTCGCCGTGTAGCTTTTTGCGTAAAGCGCACGCCGCACGGTCCGCCTCGTGCACATCATCGAACAAGCCGCCGTGATGAACTTGGTAGTTCAGACAGACCTGAACGTGCCACTTCCCTTGGCGCTTGTTCCAGCTGACGTTCTTGAAGCCGGACGTGTTATGCGCACGCTTGCCTTGGTTGTGGTTGTTTTGCTGGTGGGTGCATTCGCGCAAATTCTGCCAAGCGTTGTCGTCAGTCTTGCCGTTGATATGGTCTATCTCGGCAGTCGGCCACTCACCCGTCATGTAGAACCATGCGAGCCGGTGAACCCGGTAGTTGTGCGGGGGTATCCACGTTGACAGATACCCTTTCCGATCTGGCTTACCCATGACGTAACCGTCAGACGCGCGAGTGAAAACACCGGTCTCTGGGTCGTAATGAGCGAACTGAAGAAGTTCTGCGTGAGTGATTCGACTCATATCTACTCCTGCTTTCCACGAGACCCTGTCGCCAAGGTCACCTGGAGAGCATCCGGCCCAGTCAAAGGGCCGGAAATCTCGTTTTCTAAAGAGCTTGTTCAGGTCGGGTCCGCTTGATGCTTTCGCCTAGCGGGGCCTGGATCGGCATTTCGCTGCCGTCTGCTATCTGGCGTGTCCAGATGGTGTGAGGCTTGAGGGCCTCCGCAGTCCCTGTTCGGTGACTGCTTGAGGTGAAATTTAGCCTCACGCTAAAATTACGTCAATAGCTCAGAGCTAAATTATTTTCGCTGGGCGACAAATTACCTCGGAGCGAAAATTTTCCGTCTAGGGCTTTACGGTGGATTTAGCAGTGAGATATGCTTTCCTAAAGCACTGTACGAATATACAGCAGTCAAGGAGGGAGAATGTCCAAGCAGAAGAAGTCCACCCCCAAGCCGCGCCAGGAAATGAGCGGAGTTGAGCGGCTAGGGCTCCGCGTATCGTCGATGATTAATCACCCTCTGGCGCAGACACAGCGCTGGGTGACGATCCATCGCCTGGACACGGATGGCGACATGGAATGGGAGGAGGTGATGGGGCTGTTAGCCGAGACGCCAGAGCTTGACCTGACCTTCAATGACGATGAGAGCGTGACGGTGCGATGGGAGCTGCAGAGCGCCGAGGATCGCGACGACTTGGTCGTAGAGAAGGATTGGGAGGAGGAGAAGCTGGAGGAGGGGGCACCTTTCTGATGGGCAAAAAAGCCCGCATAAGGGCGGGCTCTTTGCTACAGATGCTGATCTTTCAGCTTGTCAGGGAAACTATTCGTTTTCCAAGTTCCTCAAATACTTCATCAAAACGATCTCGGCTTTCGATCATTGTTAGCTCTGCATGCCCAAAGACTTTGCCTACAGTTTTAATCTCTTCATCGGTTAGCGCGAAAACTGGTTTGGAGAGTTGCTGGCTGATAGCAATGAGCGAGTTAAAGTCTGGGATGTGAGCTAGATCGTACGCGCTCAAGCCGGTTCCCTCCAGTTGCTTTTGAACTTCCGCTCTCGGAATAATGCAGTCAATCTTTTCAAGCGTTGGGGCCAGCTTGATATCGATGGCGTTTCGTATTTTATTAATCCAGGCGTCGAAAGATTTGGCTGGCTTATCATTTCTAGGGCGATAGCGCTGCTGTATTGCGCCCATAAATTTTGGCTTATTTTTAATAGGGAATGACTTGCTGTCGAAGCCGTTGTCTTCTTTGAAGCGAGTTATTTCCCTATGCCATTTTTTGATATTTTTTTCGAGCGAGCCTATGGCCTGTAAGCAGAAGTAGTCTGGTGATGCAGGAACTATGAAGTAATCGCTGGACATTAAGATTACCTCGTTCAGTCCTCCAACGTTCGGGCTTAGATCATACAGGACGTAATCTGCTCCGGAGGATTTCGCAATTTCTTGTAGCACTAGCGGAAGGTTACCTGGGATGTTGCGAGTTGCTGGAATTCCGGATGCGATTTTTAAGGATACACTAATTTGCGCATCAAGGTCTGCAACATCAAGGTGGCCAGGTAACAACGTTAAATTTGGATGGCCAGTAGAGGTTAGCTGCCCTTTGTCGTTTTTTATGAATTCTGCTGGAGATATGCCGTTAATCAAAGCCTCTACAATTGGTTGCATTGTGAGGTTGGAGCGGCTCTCGTAGAAAGCTTCCATTTCGTCATCATTGATAGACGTGTATCCCATTACCAATCCAGTGAGATTGCTCTGGGAGTCTAAATCAACGATAAGCACCTTGTGGCCCAGCCTTGCTAAGCTCCAGCCGAGGTTAAAAGTGGTAGTTGTCTTGCTAACGCCACCTTTATGGTTGAAGAGACAAATTGATTTAGTTGCCATGTTATGCTCGAAAGGTTGTATGAATTTAATTTTTAATCTGTGTGTTACTGTAGCATAAATTTATTCGCTTTGAGAGCGAGCGATCATTCCGGCCAGTCTACTCTCGGAATAGCAACTGGCACAGTATAGGAACATTGATGCTAATTGGAGTATAGAGATATCGCCTCAGCTGCCAGTTGGGCTTGCTGAGGGCCATGACTACACCAGGTGCGCATTCCATACCAGCAACACCCTGGCCTGAATGTAGGTCTCTTCCCTGCGGATCATCCGATCCTTGTGCTTCGGGTTGTCAGAGATCATCTCGAAGTACTCTTCGTCCGCGATCTGCAGCCGCTTGATGTACTCGTGGCCGCCCCAGGAGAAGTAGTAGATCCCATCCCCTACGAAATCGCGGATGCTGACGTCGACGATGAGCGGATCGCGGTTCTTGATCGTGGGGGCCATCGACTGGCCTCGACCGGTGACCAACTTCAGGTGGAAGTGCTCCTTGAACTCGATACCCAGCTCGCGCAGGTGAGTGGGGCTCACCCTCACGTCCTGCAGCATCTCAGGGAAATCGTGAGTGGTTTCCCCATCGCCCATGGCCCCGCGCACGTCGTAGTGCGCAATCCAGACCTCGTCACCCACTAGGCCAGGCCGGGTGAAATCGCCCGTCACAACCCCATTATCGCGCGCGGTTTCGGCATCTTCGGGTTCTTCGGCGGCAGCCAGGAGCCTTTGGCGGGTTTCTTCAGAAATACCTCTCCCGCTTTTGGCGAGCATCTGTTTAACGAGATCGGCAGCAGACATAACTGGTTCGGCCGCCGGCTCGAATCCATTGAGGTTCGAGTTCGGAATAGCGTCATCCAGTGTTATCGAATCGAACCAGCCGCGAGGCAGGCCCTCGATGCCCTCAATTCTCCGGGCTACATCATCGCCTAGGTTCTTTGCCGTCTTGTCCGAAAGGATCTGACTCAGATGCGCAGGAGCCATCCCCCAGCGCTCGGCGCAGGACCCTTTCCTCTGACTGCCAATCAGCCTGACCAGGTTGTGCTTGCGAATTTCGTAGATATCCATGCCGCGAAGAATGCCAGCGTTTAGCTCGATGCTAAATGTGCGCAAGGCTAAATTCCTCTTGCTCGAACATTAGCCATGAGCTAAATTTCGCAGTATGTGTAAGGAGAACCCACATGAATGATCACCTCCGTGAATGGTTGGCCACCGCCACCAACGATCGCCGGCGGGATGTAGCAGCCGCAGCGAAGACCACTGTCGGCCATCTCTGGCAGCTCGCAGGTGGTCATCGGAAGGCTTCTGTCGATCTTGCTGAACGCCTGCAAGACGCATCCAACGGCGAAATCACCATCGCCGGACTGCGCCCAGACCTCATTCCGTTTGCACGCAAAGCGCTGAAGGGCGCTGCGTAACCAATTCCATAGCCGCAAGGAGCCACCAAAGCATGTACGCCAACCCCAAGCACCTGCATGACCGCGAGATCAAGGTCCGGGTCGATGAGGACACTTTCAACCTGATACAGGCATTAGCCGCGTATCACCGCACCCAGCGCGCCGTGCTGTGCCGCGAACTGCTGGAAGCGCAGCTTGCTGCCCTGGCTTCGGAGAATACCGGCGATCAAACCGCAGCCTGAAGGCCGCGAGGAGGCCCTATGCCGACCGAACAATTCGGTCTGGACCCGGGATCGATGGATTTGCTTGAGCGAGAGGCGCGAAAGCGGGGGATCACCCCGGAAGCGCTAGCAGCGGAGCTGATTGATCGAGAGCTGGCCAGCCGAACGAAACCTCGAAACGCGAGGGGAGCGGTTCTTCCGTTCCAGCGCAAGGCCTGAACAGGCCCTGATAAGCCCGAATTACGGACACAAAAAAGCCGGGTGGCACCCCGGCTCTCTGCAACACAAAACTCTGAAGGGAATTATGCATATGCAGACCCAAAGTGTACAGGCCCTCAACCGGCCCGCGCCACAAAATGCGAACCACGATTTCGTGGCGCGGACTCCAATCGTGGCCATTGTCGACGGTGAAGCGGTGACCACCACCGGTACCATCGCCCACGAAACCGGAAATGAGCACGCCAGCGTGATTGCCTTGGTTCGCAAGTACCAGGCCGACTTCAGCGAGTTCGGAGGGGTGCGATTCCAAATCGAACCCTTCGAGACTGCAGGAGGCATGCAGTCCCGCGAAATAGCGCTGATGAACGAGCAGCAGGCGACCTTGCTGCTTACCTACATGCGCAACACGGCCATCGTCCGTGAGTTCAAAAAGCGTCTGGTCAAAGAATTCTGGCGCCTCGCCAAGGCAGAGCCGCCCGCGCCCGCCGACCTGAGCAAGCTGGAAATCCTTCAGATGGCCTTGGAGTCGGAGAAGGCCCGCGTACTGCTCACCGTCCAGGTCGAGGCCCAGGCCAAGAAGATCGACCACCTGGAGAACCTGTTCAAGGAAGGCGAGACGGCAGCGCAGTTCTGCAAGCAGCTGAATGGCATCAACGTCATGCAGGTGAACGCCTACCTGAAGGAGAAGAACTGGCTTTTCACTGAGGGGCGGTCCGGCACTCGCTGGCGCGTCACTTCCTATGCTCGCGACCGCTACATGACTGAGCACCACAACGAGATCACGCCGCATGGCAAAGAGGCGTTCATCGCCTACACGCCGATTCTGCTACGAAAGGGTGCAGCACGCCTCTACGACCTCTACCTGGCCGGCGAGCTGCCCATGAAGAAGAACTGGGACGGCCTGCACACCCACGACAAGGCCGTGCGGGGTGCAGCATGAGCATCTACCAAATGACAGATGCCCAGTTATTGAAGTTGGCAGCCACAGCATTCGATGACGCCAATCTCATCGAAAGCAGCATGGGTGCTGGCTGGACCTACTGGATCGGCTTCTGCGAAGAGCTGCACTGCGATGTGACGCGCACTTGGGACCCACTGCAAGACGACGGCGACGCACTGCGCCTGGTAGTGAAACTGAGGCTTCAGGTAGTCATGCACTCCAACTGGGTCGAGGTTCTCCAAGACGGTATCCGTATGGCCAATGCAACCAGTGAGTATTTCGCCGGCTGCATGTTCGCTACCACACGCGCAGCCATCACGCGCGCCGCTGCCGAGTCTCAACTTCGGCAAGACGAGGACCCCGGCCAATGACCGACATCCCGCGTCAATTCAAGGGCGTCTGGATCCCTGCCGAGGTCTGGCTTGATCACTCCCTGTCGATCACCGAGAAGGTGATGATGGTTGAGATCGGTAGCCTGCAAGACCCTGTGCGCGGCTGCTACGCCAGCAATAGCCACTTCGCCAGGTTCTTCGGCCTGTCGAGTTCCCGCGTGTCAGAGATCATCAGTGCTCTGTCGGCCAAGGGCCTTTTGCGGGTGGAGCTGATCCGTGATGGCCGCCAGGTTGTCGAGCGCCGCGTGCGCCTTTCGAACCTATTCGGAAAGTCGAATACCTATTCGGAAAACCCGGCGACCCTATTCGGAAAAGGCGGTGACCCCTATTCGGAAAAGGCGGAGGAGAGTAATACAAAGAGCAACAGTACAACTGAGGGTGAGCGCGCGGCCGCCAAGGCGTCCTCGACCGCTTCGCGCAAGTCTTCGAAGTTCGACCCTCTGACTGCCTGCCCTACCAACGTAACCCCCTCCGTATGGGCCGACTGGTGCCAGCACCGCAAAGAGATCGGCAAGCGCCTGACCAAGACCACCTGCGACCGCCAAGCCAAGACCTTGGCCGGACACCACGCACCTGACGCCGTGATCAACCAGTCCATCAGCAACGGCTGGACCGGCCTGTTCCCGGAGAAGGTGCTGCCGGGTGCACAGCAGGGCCAGCGGCGCCACACCAACGAACCTGACTTCAACGACTCAACCTGGGCCGAAGGGCTGATGGTGCGCCCATGAAATCAGCAAACCAACTGATGGCTGCGATGCAGAACCGTCCGCCGGAGCTTCATGGTGGGCCGTTGGTGGTCTCGCTCGAAACCGCCGAGGTGGTGAACGACCTTTTCCGTCGGCTGCGCGGGATCTTCCCGGCCTGGCGCCAAGCGTGGCCATCCACCGAAGCCCTGGCCGCTGCCAAGGAGGAGTGGATCAAGGAGTTTGCCTCCGAGGGCATCCGCACGCTCGAGCAGATCGAGTTCGGTATCGAGAAGTGCCGCAAGCTCAAGAAGCCCTTTGCGCCGAGCGTGGGCGAGTTCATCGCCATGTGCCAGCCGACGCCTGAGGATTTCGGTATGCCTGCTCCTGCGGATGCATGGATCGAGGCACTGATGGGCATGTACAGCCACGACGGCGTGAAGATCGCCGCCGTGGCCACCGGTCTGTTCGACCTGCGCTCCGCCCAGCAGAACGACAAGGGGCTACTGGCCCGCTTCGATCGTGCCTACCAGATCGTCCTGCGCCGCGCTCAGGAAGGCGAACCGCTAGCCGGGAGGATTGCCACGGGCATCGGCCACGACAGCCAGAAAAGCCTGCTGGAGCTCGCAGACGAGCACGCCGCCCAGCGCCAGGTGCGTCTGCTGGAAGTCCAGCAAATTCCCAGTGGTGCAGCCGCGTGCCGTGCACACCTGCTGGCCAAGTTGAACATCAAGCGCGCCGGGCAGCCGGCCGGGTAGGGGGTGTGAGCATGGAAGATCGTGAATTGATTGAGCTAGCGGCGAAGGCGGCAGGAATGCCGGGCGGCTTTGGAAAGGTGTTGATGATTCTCGGGTCAGAAGTTGATTTGACCGGAGTTTGGTATGTGGATGCCGACCAATCCCAGGTATGGCAACCGCTCGTCGACGACGGCGAGGCAATGCGCCTGGCTCACACCCTCGAGCTCACCGTGAGCTTTGGCGAAGACTTCACCGGCGTTTACTGGAAAGGCCCTGTCCTGATAGGCCTCTCAGAATTATGCCCCCGCCGCGCCATCGTCCGCGCCGCCGCCGAGATCGGCAAAGCCATGCAGGAGAAGCACTGATGGACACCAACAAGATGCGCGACATCAGTCGTGGGCAGTTTGAAGCAAAGTTCCCAGTGCCTGCCGGCGTGGCTTGGAAGGAAAGCATCGGGATGTACGAGGTCGTTGATGTTTGGAGCTTGAAAAACATCCACACCATCGGCGAACAAAACGCCCGCTGGGAAGGCTGGCTGGCCAGCCGCGAGGTCGTGGTGGTGGACGTTGGTGATATGGAATGGGCTCATGTCGATGAAGTAATCGCCGCCATCGAGGCCCAGGGCCTGAAGGTGGCGCCATGAAGCGCGCTGTAGGCGTTATTGGTCTGTTGGTGTCTTGCGCCGCCGCTGGGCTGTTCTTTTCCGATGCGCATGCCTGGGGGCTGGTTTTTTTAGGGGCTGCGTACGCCAATCTCAAAATCATGCAGAGGGTCTGGCCATGAACATCAACCACACGAAGCTTAGGGCCCTCGCCGAGGGCCCGACTGTAGGTGATTGGCGCTACGGGCCTGGTGATGGTGACGACGAAAACCCGATTGTCTTCGTTGATCTTCCAACATCCTCTGGCGTGGGCATCTCCATTCTGTTCGAGTCCGACTGGGCTACCGACACGGACGCTGCGTTCGTTGCCGAGGCCTCACCACAGGTCGTCCTGAGTCTTCTGGCCGAGAACGAAAAGATGCGCAGCTTCCTGGCAGAAGTCAGTAGAACCTCTGGCGACAAGTGGGCCGTCATGGCAGCGCGCAACCTGCTGAAGGAGTTTGGCCATGACTGAGAAGATCAGCGTCAACAGCCAGGCCAAGCTCTCCGAGGCCATCACCATGCTCACCCGCCTGTTCCGCGACAAGAAATTCGTCGTGGTCAGCATGCGCCCGGGCAAGGACCGCACACTGGATCAAAACGCACTGTGGTTCGCCATGTACGAACGTATCGCCAAGAGCACCGAGATGGGCGACATCGAGGACGTGCGTCGTTACTGCAAGCTGCACCTGGGCGTGCCGATCATGCGCGCCGGCTGCGCTGAGTTCCGCGCCGGCTGGGCTGAGTCGTTCATCCACCTGGACTACGACGTGAAGCTGCGCCTGATGGGGCCGTGCGCCATGTTCGGGCCGGATGGGTTCCCGGTTACGCGGTTGTTCGACCGGGCCCAGGGCTGCCAGTACACGGACCGCATCGTGGCCGAGTTCGCGCCGCAGGGGGTGTTCTTTGGTGACCTGCTGAGTGAGGAGGCGGCATGACATTGGCCAAGGAGATCAAGCCGAAGAAGTGCAAGGCACCAGGTTGCGGCAAGCCCTTCAAACCAGCCATGACCACGCAGAAGGTGTGCAGCATCGCCTGTGCGCTGGCGATGTCGAAGGATTCGAAGGTGCAGAAGGTGGCGGCCCAGGCCATTACCAAGCAGGCACGCCAGGACCTCCAGGAACGCCGCGAGAAGTTGAAAACGAAGGGGGAGCACCTACGGGAGGCGCAACAGGCGTTCAACGCATACATCCGCGAGAGAGATCGTTTGGCGGGTTATGCATGCATCTCCAGCGGGCGACCGCTCGACTGGAACGGCAACGCCGTAGATGCCGGTCACTATCGCAGCACGGGTGCCGCCCCGCACCTGCGCTTCGACGAGAACAACTGCCACGCACAGTCGAAGCACGACAACCGATACCTATCCGGGAACGTGGCGGACTACCGGATCGGCCTCATCAAGCGCATTGGCCTGGAAGCTGTAGAGACCCTGGAAAGGGACCAATCAGTCCGGCGCTACACCATCGAAGACCTGCAGGCCATCAAGGCCCTGTACAGGCAGAAGCTCAAAGACCTGAGGAGGGCTGCAGCATGACACCAGCATGGGGATTCCTGATTTTGGCCACCCTCATGGTGGTGGGTGGTGTGGCGTTGTCCTGGGCGGGCGCAGTGCGCCGCAAGCGCTGCTACGAAGAATTCATTTTGAGCGAGGCCAAGCGGGCAGGGGGTGGGCAATGAACTATCAGAACGTGGTATCGGCAGTGGTTCGCGCTCTGGCGGCGGAAACGATCAACAGCGCGGGAGGGTGTGACTTCGAGCCGAAGGTTCAAGCGGCCAAGCAGAAGGGCGCCATCGTGGGCAAGGAGGCTGCATTCCTCTTCGACTGCATGGTGTTCAGCCGGCTTCATAAAAACCTCGCATCGGAGCACTGGCGGCACCTGGTGGCGAAGTACTCGACGCACGTCGACAGGAAGCATGCAGCGATCGAGGAAATCACTCGTTCTCATCGCTCGCCGGCGCCAGAGCGTTTCCGCCACTGCGCGATCCTGACCTGGGCCATGCCCAAGCTGCCAGGTGTGGACGGTAAGCGCAGTACCAGCGTCCTGCCAGCCGCCTGGTACGAGATGGACAACTGGAGCAACGAGCCGCACCCGATCAAGACTCAGGAGCGCTGGAGGCGCGATATCCGCAAGGCTCTGGAGCGCGAAGTAGACGCCGCTTTGGTCGAGGCCCAGCACATTCTCGACCATGAAGGCCTTTTGGTGGCAAATGTCGCTTGACGGCGAGTGAGCCAATGAGCCAATATGCGCCCATCCTGTCATTCCTGCGCGTTTAGGAGTGACCAATAGCTTCGGGGGAAGACTGGTTCGATTCCAGTGGCTATGCCGGCTTTCCGGATGGCGGGTTTGTTTGCTCTGGCTGTAGCAGTTTCTGCAGTTCCTCAAATAGATTCGCTGATCGCAGCAGTTACGTCTGCGAAGGAGGTTAGCTTTATGATGAAAGACGTCTTGGATTTGCTGGTTACACCGGTTTCTCAAGGTTTGTCCGCCGTCTGGTATAGCTGCGTTGCTGCTGGTGCAATTCCTCTTTCCACACGAGCCTGAGCGGCTCACCCAAACCCGGCCAGGCGCCGGGTTTTTATTGCCCGAATAGGGCCTCAAGAGTCCCGGCCACGCGCCGGGATTTTTGTTCCAGCAAGAAACGCAACTGCAGCCAGGGCAGGCCCTAACAGGACAGCCTGGACACTGCTAGCCGGTAGCGTGGTGTACGGAAAAACACCGGCAGCCCGCGCATCCACTCCCTCACTATGCAGGTGGATGGCGCGAGACTGGACCGGCGAGACTGGTGCATCAGGGTGCCAGCGCTGGAATGGTCTTCGGCGGACAGGTGGGGAAAGACCCACGCAATTTCAGGCCGGCTCGACAGACACCACCAAGCGTTTGCCGAGCGCGGCCAGGGCGATCTCGACTTGCTCGATCTTCGAGCTGTGTTCGAAGTCGAGAAGACGATCCACCTTGCTCTGTACGGCGCCCAGCGTGCGGCACAGATCGGCCTTGCGCATACCCTTTTCCCGCATAGCGTTCCACAGCGCGATCTTCGCGTTCACGAGAGCGGACAGCCGGATAACGTGCTGGCCCTCCTTGGCTGGCGACGCAGGCGGAATAGGGCGCAGCTGGTCGACATAGATCGACAGCGCCACCTCAAGACCTTCAGCAGCCAAGCGCAACAGCTCTTCGAGCGTATCGCCCGCGCTGTGCGCTTCTGGGATGTCGTCACACGATGACCAGAAAGACCCGGCCTCCTGGGTTACGTTGATTGCATAGTCGTACATGGCATTACCTCAGGGCAGATGTCTTTCGAGCTCAAAGGGTAGAGCCTCAATCCTTGAGGCCCAGTTGTTTGATGATTGCTCTTCTAGTCCCTTCGGCCATCTCCTTGGCCCCGTGGTCTGGAAGGGTTGTCTGTTTGCCGTTGAAGTAGAGTTTGAAGTGGCTTCCCTTTGCCGTATTCGAAATCTCTACCCCTCTTGCCAACAGCCACCGCTTGAACTCGTTACATTTCATCTGCCCTCCGTTGTGTGGTTGATGAGTTCAGTATACACCATAAATGATATGATGCAACTCATTTATGAGTTATTTGGGATTTATAGGAAACCAACATGGCCGAACCAACAAGCGCCGCCGCGAGCGTAGTGCTCGGCAAGTACGGGGTGGTGATGGCTGCATTCATCGGCTCGATCCTCTCCCTGGGTTTCCTGAAGGATCTGACCCGATTCCAGGCCGCGACTGCCGTTGCCACTGGATTTGGATTCTCGGTCTATCTGACCCAGCCCGTTACCGCCTGGCTCGCCCCGAAGCTTGATCTAGCGGTCACCGATGATCTGCTGTGTGGAGTAGCGTTCGTGCTTGGCCTCACCGCAATGAACATCATCCCCGCGCTCAAAGCTGCCATGGGGTCGTTCGTCACGGCGCGAGGTGCCTGATATGAACAACATCCTGGTTTCAGCGATGACGGCCCTGGACGTGTTCCTGTGCGTCATGGTCGTGCTCGCTGCATGCGACTACCTACGCAAGGTCCGCCCGGTGGATCAGCCGCTGCTGAGTGTCGCCTTCTACCTGGTGGCCATTGGCGGGTTCGGTGCATTCGTCACCGCTCTGCAAGGCCACTGGGTCAATCCATTTGGTGTGGTGCTCCACGCTGGGGTGGTGGCCTATGCCTGGGCCCGTCGCGGGCACGTTTTCGGCTGATCCGCGCCACGCCCCTCTATGTAGGGCTGATATCATTCCGCATATCGAAGATTCAGCGTGGAGCTTCAAAATGAGCGGCGACGACTACGTGATTGACGAGGCGAGGGGCAAAGCCTGGGGCAGCCAAAGTGAAGCTCTCGCCTGGTACCAAGCCGAGCTTGCCAGACTTGAGGCGACGCTTGGCGATGCCTGGGATGCTGGCTACTGCTACCGAGACATGCATGGGAGCAGCAGCGAAGACTACAAGGCCTGCGAGGCATTCGTATCGTCTGTGCTCGCTGATCGCCAGTGAGCTACAGGTAATCCGCGCCACAAAATCGATATGCGCTGTTTCGTGGCGCGGCGTGAATGAGTTCACTTGCTACAGGTCGTTGCCGCGCATGGCTTGCCGGATCTACTCCTGGCTCAGGCCTGGTTTCGTAGCGGTAAACCCGTTCGAGCCCCCATCAATGCTGTAACCAAGGCGGCGAACGGTTTCGTAGTCGACGCCAGACTCTCTGCTTACCTCCATCCAAAGGTAGGACTGAATAGGCTGGGTCTGATTTTGGATCAGTCTGTTGCAAGCTTCTTCGATCCGGGCGGCGTCCTGGTTGTCCTGACTTGCCTTGGCTCGCTTCTTTATGTCGTTGCCCCGATAGCTGTTGCGAGTTACGTAGATTGGATATGAGACCACTTCGGCACTCCATGCTGTAGTTGAAAGCCATTGCTTACCAGCAATGGGCGATATCTTCAAATTCAAGTTAAGCGAGGCACCAAAGTCTCAAGGAATCCCTATGGCGCTGACAGCAAAACAGCAGCGCTTCGTCGACGAGTATCTGATAGACCTGAATGCCACGCAGGCCGCTATCCGTGCGGGCTACAGCAAGAAGACGGCACAAGTCCAGAGTGCTCGCCTGTTATCAAATGTTATGGTTTCTGCCGCGGTAGCCAAAGGCATGGAGTCACGCTCCACTCGTACCGGAATCACCCAGGACATGGTGCTGCGCGAACTAGCCAAGATCGGTTTCAGCGACATCCGAAAGGTGGTCCGCTGGGGTGAGACGATGGTCCGCATGGTTGACGGTGAGGAAGAGTGCGCAGAGGACATGGTTCCGTACCACGGGCTGGCCTTGGTCGACTCCACCGAGATTGACGATGACACGGCTGCTGCCATCGCTGAGGTATCTCAGGGGCGCGACGGCCTGAAGGTCAAGCTGCACGACAAGAAGGGCGCTCTGGTCGATATCGGCCGACACCTGGGCATGTTCGTGCCTGCTGGCCATGCCGACCTTGATGCTGAGCTGAAGAGGCTGGAGATCGAGAAGAAGCGCGCCGAGATCACGCGCCTGCAGGATGGTGGTGGCGACGATGGCCTCGCCCCGCAGCGGGTAGAGGTGGTTGTCCGGGACGCGAGGAAGTCAGATGCCGACGCTTAACGTCCCGCAGTCCAAGTTCATCAACATGCCGCACAAGTTTCGCGGGTTCGTGGCCGGTTTCGGCTCGGGCAAGACCTGGGTAGGCTGCGCTGGCATCTGCAAACACGTGTGGGAATGGCCACGGATCAACTCCGGCTACTTCGCCCCGACCTACCCGCAGATTCGCGACATCTTCTTCCCGACCATCGAGGAAGTCGCCTTCGACTGGGGCCTGAAGGTCAAGACAAAGGAAAGCGACAAAGAGGTCGAGTTCTACAGCGGCGGCCAGTACCGCAGCACGACCATCTGCCGCTCGATGGAGAAGCCGCAGACCATTGTCGGCTTCAAGATCGGGCACGCCTTAGTCGATGAGCTGGACGTCCTGCCCAAGCTCAAGGCCGAGACGGCTTGGCGCAAGATCATCGCCCGCATGCGCTACAACGTGGACGGGCTGAAGAACGGCGTAGACGTCACAACGACGCCCGAGGGGTTCAAGTTCGTCTTTCAGCAGTTCGTGAAGCAGCTGCGCGAGAAGCCGGCGCTGAACGCCATGTACGGCCTGGTGCAGGCGAGCACGTTCGACAACGAGCTGAACCTGCCGCCGGACTACATCCCGTCGCTGATGGAGTCGTACCCGGCCCAGTTGATCTTGGCCTACCTGAACGGCCAGTTCGTCAACCTGAATGCCGGGTCGATCTACCACGCCTACGACCGCAAGCTGAACTCCTGTTTCGACACGGTCGAGGCGGGCGAGCCGCTGTTCATCGGCATGGACTTCAACGTCGGCAAGATGGCTGCGATCACGCACGTCAAGCGCGCAGACGGCAAGCCCAGGGCGGTGGATGAGCTGATCGATGGCTTCGATACCCCGGACATGATCCGGCGCATCAAGGAGCGGTACTGGCGGCACAACGGCAGAGATTACGAGAAGACCTGCGAGATCAGGATCTATCCCGACGCCTCTGGCGGCTCGCGCAAGTCGGTCAATGCCAGCGAAACGGACATCGCCATCTTGCGCCAGGCTGGATTCAGTGTGATCGCGCCCGACGCCAACCCCCCCGTGAAAGATCGCATCAACGCCATGAACGCGATGTTCTGCAACGCGAATGGCGAACGCCGCTACCTGATCAATCCGCTGCGCTGCCCGACCTACGCGGACGGCCTGGAACAGCAGGTGTGGGCACCAAACGGCGAGCCCGACAAGAAGTCCGGCGTGGACCACGCGAACGACGCGGGGGGCTACTTCATCCACCACGACTACCCGATCAGCAGGCCGGTCACTCACGTTCCAATCTCGTTCACTTTCTGAGGCCATCCATGCCTAATTTCCTCCCCCGGGCAGAGTACTCGGAGGCCTTGCCCGGCTGGCAGCTGGTCAAGCGCTGCGTGGCGGGCGCCCGCGAGGTGCGCAAGCACGATATCTACCTGCCGATGCCGGACCCGGAGAACAAGTCTCCCGAGAACCAGGCGCGGTACAAGCAGTACAAGAAGCGGGCGATGTTCCTGAACATCACCGGGCGCACGCGCACTGGCCTGCTGGGCGCCGTCTTCCGCAAGACTGCAGAGCTGGAGTTGCCCGCCGGGGTCGAGTACCTCAAGGAGAATGCCAGCGGCGACGGAACGAGCCTGGAGCAGCTGTCCAAGGATGCCGTGGGCGAGTGCCTGGACGCCGGTCGGGGTGGGTTCCTTGTGGACTTCCCTGCGGTTGAGGGCGTGTCTTCTATGGCTGACATGCAGGGGCGCAGCGCGCTAATTCACCACTACGGCGCCGAGTCGATCATCGACTGGGACGAGCAGGTGGTCGATGGCGTGAAGCGCCTGGTCTATGTCTGCTTGGAGGAACGCGTTTCGGAGTTCAGCGCTGAGAGCCTAGAGCGAACCACTGGAATTCAATATCGCGTCTTGCTGCTGGCCGATGGGCGTTACATCCAACGCGTGTACAGCGAAGACAAGAGCACCTTTACAGAGACCGAGCCACTCGACAAGAACGGCCAGCCCTTCAATCACATACTGTTCAGCTTCTACGGCGCCCAGAACAACGACGCGAGCATCGACAAGTCGCCTCTGGAAGACCTGGCTGACGTCAACATCTTGCACTACGGCAATAGCGCCACGGTGGAGGAGAGCGGCTTCATCAGCAGTCAGCCCACGCTGTTCATCACCACGGACATCACCGCCGACGACTTCGCCAAGCTGAACCCGAACGGCATGCATATCGGCTCGACCCGCGGCTACAACCTCGGCAAGAGCGGTACCGCAATCTTGGTCCAAGCAACCGAAAGTCAACTGGCTCGGACGCTGCTGAAGGACAAGGAAGAGCAGATGCTGATGATCGGCGCGCGTATCGTCCAGAAGGCGGGCGGCGCCGAGACTGCTGAGGCCGTGCGCATCCGCTACAGCTCGGACAACAGTGTGCTGGGCACCATTGCTGGCAACGTGTCTGAGGCCCTCAAGCGGGCCATCCTCGACGCCGAGCGCTTCATGATGGGCGATCCAGACGAGGACGGGACGGTCTTCTGGCTCAACCAGTCATTCTTCGACGAGACGATGACCGCCCAGGACATCCTGGCCCAGATCCAGCTGTGGCAGCAGGGCTTCATCGCCAAGCGGGATGTACGGGTCAATCTTCGTCAGGGTGGCGTGCTGGAGGCGGATCGCAGCGACGAGAAAATCGACGATGACCTAGCTCAGCAACCGCCGGTAACCGGCAACGACACCGGAGAGGGCGGCGATGAGCAGTGACGGCTACCTGTCCGACGCGGCGACTCGCCACCAGGTGCACGTGCAGCGCTACGCCGGGGGAAGCCTCAAGCGCCTGGCGAAGTTCATCACCAAGGCCATCCGCACCGCCAAATCGCGCGTATCAGAAGGATTGAGCCGTTACGGCACCCAACGGTACGAGAAGCAGATTCAAGAGCTACAGGGCGAGCTGACGGGCGTATACGGCGAGATGAAGCAGCAGGCCGTGCTCGACCTGACCGAATTCGGTGGCTACGAGGCCGAGTTCAACATGACCCTGCTGGGCAAGGTCGTGAAGACAGTCGTCCAGCTGAATAGGCCGAGCATCGAGCAGGTCGCCGCGGCTGCACTGGCTGATCCACTCGACCTGGAGGTCGGCAAAGGCCGCCAGCGCATCAGCATCAACGGCGCGCTCGACCAATACGGCACCAAGAAGAGCGCTGAGATCATCAGCGAGATCCGCATGGGTTCCGCGCTGGGCGAGACGTCCGGCCAAATCAGTCGCCGCTTGACCTCATTGGGCGTCCAGCAACGCGATCAGGCGCAGGCCCTCGTCAACACCATGACCAACCACATCGCCACCACGGCGCGCGTGGAAGTGCTCAAGGACAACGACGACATCCTCAAAGGGATGCGCCGGATCGCCACCCTGGATAGCCGCACAACGCTGTTCTGCATGAGCATCGACCAGACGATCATTCCGCTGGATGGGCCTAAGCCGCCGTATCACTGGCGGTGCCGGACCACGCTCATCCCGGTGCTGAAAGACGAGTTCGCCCGCGAAATCCCCGGCTCCACCAGGCCGGCTATTGGCCCGAATGGCGTCGAGCAGGTGAGCAGCAAGACCAGCTACGGCGAATGGCTGGCGCGGCAGCCTCCATCGTTCCAAAAGGACGTGCTCGGCCCGGCCCGCTATGAGTTGTTTAGCAAGGGCGAGCTGACGCTGGACAAGTTCGTAGACGACAACGGAAAGACGCTCACCCTACAGCAGCTGCGGCAACGCGAAGCGGTTACCTTCAGGCAACCGACCGGCGAGTTCACGGTGTATGACACTGGTTATCCCATCAGAAAACCGGATGTCTCCACGCCTGCGCGGCGTGCCGCAGTCGAGATCGAAAATCGGATTCGTGGGGACGCACTGGAAACGGGGGCGTTCATTGGTGACGACGGCTCGATCCTGCTTCAGCGCCAGGGCCAGCCTGATCGTGTTGGTTTCCCAGAGAGCGAGTTTGGCAAGCTGAGGGGGACGACATTCACGCACAATCATCCGGGCAATAGCCCGTTCTCAATTGAGGATGTTGAGCTGGCATCCTACATTGGTCTTCATGAGCTGCGAGCTGTTGGCCCGACCCTGCGCTATACCATGGTTGCTGACAACGGATGGCCAAGCGGCGAGGTCGTAGACAAGCTGTCAGACCAGGTCGAGCAAGAAGCCATCAAACGTGTGTATGATTTGGTCAATCGAGGCGAGCTTGAACGCGAGCACACTCAGTCAGAAGCTGAACACCAGTTCTGGAGTATTCTGAGCGGTAGGGTGGGCTTGAAATACAGTCGGGAGCGATCATGACGACCAACGAAAAAAGCGCGAAGGAGTTGATTCAAGAGGCTCGGCGTGAGCATCAGGCAAATCTTGCCCAAGGCGTTGGCGTTTTTGACGGCGGAAAAGCCTGGAAAGAATTCAGCAAGAAAATGGCAGATGCAGTACTGCAAAAGCTCGAAGACGACTTCGACAAACCCTGAGCTGCAGACATCAACGAAAGCCCTGGCATCCGCCGGGGCTTTTTCGTTATGAGCTGCCGCGCCACAAAACGCTGCCTCGTTGAACGTGGCGCGCAATTCCAAGGCCTCGCCCAGTGCGGGGCTTTTTTATGCCCGCAGGCAGGGCCTGCACCAAGTCTCTGGGAGACAGCAATGACCTTGAAATTCCAACTGGACAGCCTCGAAGGCGTCGACGAATCCATCCAGGCCCTTTATGTCGAGAAGGACGGCAAGTTCGTCCTCGGCATCGACGGGCTCCCGCAGCAGGAAGACGTCACCGGCCTGAAGGCCAAGGTCGACGAACTGCTCGGCGAGAAGAAGGCGGCCGAGAAGGCGCGCAAGGAGGCCGAGGAAACCGCTCGCCTCGAGCGCGAAGAGGCGGCCCGCAAGTCGGGCAACGTCGAGGAGCTCGAAAGATCCTGGTCCGAGAAGTACGCGCGCCGTGAGGCAGAACTGACCGGCCAGCTCGAAAGCACCAACAGCACCCTGCAAGGCCAGATCCGGGATCTGACCGTGGGCCGCACCGCTACCGAGATCGCGACCACCCTGGCTGTCCCTGGCAGCGCCAAGGCATTGCTTCCCCACATCGAGCGCCGGCTGAGCGTCGAGCAGCGCGACGGCAGACCCACCGTCGTCGTTCTCGACGCGGCCGGCAAGCTCTCAGCGGCAACGCTGGACGAGCTGAAAGCAGAATTCACCAACGATCCGGCCTTTGGCCCGCTGATCGCTGGTAGCAAGGCATCCGGCGGCGGGGCCGGGGGTGCTGGAAAAGGCGGCGGGGCCGCAAGAGGCAACATCGGCGGCACCAAAGAGGAACGCACGGCGGCACTGGCCAGCCGGTTCCCAGACCTTCCATTGAAATAAGGAAATACACCCATGTCCCTGTCGCAAATGCAGGTTTTCAACGAATACATCATGCCGGCGACCATCGAGACGCTGGACCAGATGCTCGTTGCGTTCAACGCCGCCAGCCGCGGCGCCATCGTGCTGTCCCCGGACGGCTTCACCGGCGACTTCCTGCAGGAGTCGTTCTTCCAGACCCTGGCCGCCGCCCAGCGCCGCGTTGATCGCTACGCCGCCAACGGCACCGCTCCGATCACCGACCTGACCGAGCTGAAAAACACCTCGGTCAAGGTGGCTGGCGGCTTCGGCCCGATCCGCTACGAGCCGTCGCAGATGACCTGGCTGGAGCGCCCGACCGCCCAAGGCATCGAAGTTGCGTCCCGCGCGTTCGCCGAGATCCTGCTCAAGGATCAACTGAACACCGCCATCGCCGCCCTGGTCGCAGCGATCACTGCCCAGGCCGCTGCCGTCAACGACGTGTCGGCCACCGCCGGCATCACGTACGCCGGCCTGAACAACGCTCACGCGAAGTTCGGCGATGCTAGCCAGAACCTGGTCACCCAGGTGATGCAGGGCACCACCTACCACAAGCTGGTAGGCCAGAACCTTGCCAACCAGCAGCAACTGTTCCAGGCCGGTAACGTCCGCGTGATCGACATCCTGGGCAAGGTCTCGGTTGTGACCGATGCCCCGGCCCTGATGCAGGATGGCACCCCGGACAAGGAAATCATCCTGTCCCTGGTCCAGGGTGCGGCTCTGGTGCACGACGGTCGCGACATCATCAGCAACGTCCAGACCAACAACGGCAAAGAGCGGATCGAGACCACTCTGCAGACCGATTACACCTTCGGTCTGGGCCTCAAGGGCTACACCTGGGATGTGACCGCCGGCGGTAAGTCTCCGACCGATGCCGAACTGGCCACTGGTACGAACTGGGACAAGACCGCCACCAGCATCAAGCACACTGCCGGTGTAGCTCTGATCGGTGACGCCTCCAAGTAATCCCTGACGGTGGGCTGGGCATATGGCCCGGCCTGCTGAGGACAAGCTCATGAGCAAGAACAACATCTGGTACCTGGCCGGCCCGTTCCACCAGTACCAGGAAGATGTGAAGGCATTGGCCAAAGAGCATGGCCTGGTCATCCTCGACGCCAACGCCGCCACCAGCCGCAAGGGCGAGGCCAAGGACGTCCCGGAGGTGACCATTCGCCCCGAACTGAAGGCCGTGGCCGTTGTTGTCGAGGCTGGCGGGATGAGCCAGGACGTGGTCGATCAATTGACTGCTGAACTGGCCGCCATTGGCGTAATCGTTGAATCGTTCGCAGTGCAGAGCCTGGAGCACCCAGAGGGTGAGATTGGCGAAACAGCCTGCCGCCTGTTCCAGGTGTTGGAAGCGGTTAATGCCGGCATCGCCAGCTTGCAGCGCGAGCGCGACGGCGAAGTCCAGAAGGTAATCGACCTGGAGCAAGAGAAGGCCGACCTGCTGAAGCAGATCGAAGCCCTCAAAGCTGCTGCCGTCGACCCAGAGGTCGAGGCATTGAAGGCCGCTCTGGACAAGGCTGGCGTCACCTACCGCGCCAACGCCTCGAAAGAGTCGCTCCAGAAACAGGTCGCCGAGCTCGACAAGCAGTAATCCCGGGGCCTTGGCCCCACTTAACTCAAGCGGAGGCCGGATGGCTACCTACATCACCGTGGCCGACGTGGATAGCATCCTCGGGGCTACCTGGGCTCCCGACGCCGACAAGGAAGAAGCGGTCTTCGAGGCGAATGCCTACCTGACCGCGCTCAACCTGGTTGGCATCGACCTGGACGACATCCCCGACGACGTGAAGGAGGCCGGCGCCCGGCTGGCCAAGTGCGCATCCCAGGGCAAGCTGTACCAACAGCAGGCCGAGGGATCGCTCGAGGCCAAAACGGTCAAGGCTGGCTCGGTATCCACCAGCAAGACCTTCGGCTCGATCGACAAGACCAGCACAGCCGCCCAGCCAGCCTGTGTGCAGCTGGCACTGGCGCTGCTAACGCCCTGGCGCAGCAACCCCTTCGCCTTTGCTGTGAAAAGGGGGTAGGCATGGGTCTTCGTGACGATATCCAGATCGACCTGGTTGCGGCTTTCGATGATGACTTGGCTGATGCTGTTGTTCCATTCACCGGGACCTATATGGGGCCTGGTGTGCGGGATCCGATCAGCGAAACGACGACTTCCCAGCCGGTCACCTACACCGGTCGCGGCGTGCTCGACAGCTACGACAGCCGACGCATCGACGGCGTGAACATCCTGGTTGGCGACGTTCTGCTGATCTGCCTAGCCAACGAAGTAACCGACAAGCCTGCAGTTGGGCACCAGATCACAGCAGACGATCTGATCACAGGCGAGCCTGTGAAATACCGCATCGTCAGCCCTGGCATTGACCCGGCCAAGGCCCATTACGAGATTCAGCTGAGGAAGTAGCCATGGCCAAGCGAGGATGGAGTACGCCGCCAAGCCTGTTCGCCGGCGTGGTCGAAGAGGCACTGAGTCAGCGCGTCCGCGTCATCGCCATGGCCATGCTCAACGAGATCGTCCTGCGGTCGCCGGTAGATACCGGGCGGTTCCGAGGCAACAACATCGTGAGTGTTGGCGCGCCGGTCTACACGACCACCGAGAACCTGGACAAGGTCGGCGGCGAGACGATCCAGCGCGGCCTGTCCGCCATGAGCGGGCTTGAGCCGTACACACAGGTGTTCATCCAGAACAACCTCCCATATGCCCAGGCCCTCGAAGATGGCCATTCCAAGCAAGCGCCTCCGAAGGGTATCTACGAAGCCAGCTTCCATGGCGTCACGCAGGCCTATTCATGACCTTCGAACAGATCCGCGCCATCATCATCGGCCGTATGCAGCAGTGGGCCGGCATTCCGGCGGAAGATGTTGACCTAGAGCCAAACGGCGATACGCCATTCAATCCTGCTGGAAGGGCTATCTGGGCCAGGCTAGCGGACATCCCGGGCTTGAGCAGCACGCCAGAGGTCGGAATCGGCCCGTGCGTGCGCCAGACCGGTATCGTCGTCATCCAGCTGTTCGTGCCGAGCTACAGCGGAACCCTGGCAATCACCAGGGCAGTCGACACGCTGGTCACACAGTTCCAGCACTACAGCGCGCCGGAAGGGCCGTTCGACTTCTTCGAGGCTTCCCCGCAGGTCGTCGGCGACGACGGCCGAAACTGGTACCAGGTCAACGTCCGGGTGCCATACAGGGCCTACTGAGCCCGCCAATTTCTGCCGTAAGGCAACCAAACACGCAGCCTAGGCCCGTACAGCCGAACGGTGGATGTTCGTTCATCCGTCCGCCCCGGCTGCGTTTCTATTCGCCTGATGAACGAGGTGTCACAGATGATCGAGAGCAACGTCATTCCGTTTCACTACCAAGGCAAAGCCGTGCGCTTTAACAGCGACGGATGGATCAACGCCACTGACGTAGCCAAGCGCTTCGGCAAGCGCCCGGTCGATTGGCTGCGCCTGCCCGCAAGTATGAGCTACCTCAAAGCACTGGCGAGAGCGCTGGGCCTGGACACCGAAGTGGGAAAATCTCACTTCGGTCTTGTCGAGGCAGTGAAGGGTGGCAAGGGTCAGGGAACCTGGCTTCACCCAAAACTCGCAGTAGCTTTCGCTCGCTGGCTCGACGATGACTTCGCCGTATGGGCCGACCTGCACATTGACGCCCTGCTGCGCGGCGAGCTGAACGAAAAGCAGCAATTCGACCGCGCGTGCCGCGTCCTTGACGACGCGAAGGCCGTTGCAAGCCTGAGCGGTCGTGAGCTGGCCCGCTGGCGCAACAAGAAGCCAGGGCTTGAGCAGCAGGTCGAATACTGGCGCGACCAGTTGCAAATGACGCTTGGGCTCGACGCAGCCTGATCATAACCAGACCAATGCACCGCCACATGGCGGTTTTTTTACGCCTATCGATAGGAGAAACACCCCATGTCCAGTGGTGCAAAGCGCTCGACCGCGTATATTCGCGAAGTGACGCCGGGTATCACCCCGCCGGGCAACTGGAACGTCCTGACCCGTGTCAGCTTCGGTCTGGTGCCCACATACAACACCGAAGAGAATAACGAGATCGGCGAAACTCGCATGTCGCAGGGCACTGCCCAGACGACAGTGGATGTTGGCGGCGATATCGAAACCAAGTTCCGCTACGGCGCCTTGGACGAGTTCCTGTCCTCCTGCTTCGGCGCGAACTGGGTCGGCAATAGCCTGACCATGGGCAACGAGCGAATCTCGTTCTCCATCGGCGCCTATGATGCTGACGTCGGCATCGCAGCCATCGCCCGCGGCGCCCAGGTCGCATCGATGAACATCGAGATCCCGAACGACAACGAGGTCACGGTTACCACCACCTTCGCGGCCATCGCCTGGGATGATAAGGCCGACAACACGTCGTTCATCGTCAGCCCACAGACAGGCGCAGCGCAGCGCCGTTATGGCTTCAAGGACGTCACCGGCCTGAAGATCAACGGCGTGCAGCTGGGCGAAGACAACGCCTGCGTCGACAGCTTCAACCTGCAGTTCGACAACAACGTCCAGACACAGCGCTGCATCGGTAACGGCAACCCGTTCCCGGGCAACATCATTCCAACCATCTTCACGCCATCGGGAAGCATCACCCTGAGCTGGTCGAAGACCGCCTACCAGTACTGGAAGGCTCAGCAGACTGGTGGCGCGCTGAGTTTCGAGTTCACCCTGAACAACGCCGACGGCGGCTACACCTTCCTCATTCCAGAGATGGAAGTCAGCGGCGACTGGCCGGACGGCGGTGCCACCGACATCATCCAAGTGGAATTGGCCTATACCGCTCGCCGCGTGCCGCCGACCATTACCCGCCTGCCGGCACCGATTGTCATTGCAGCCGTTGATGTGACTCCGGCCACAGCCAGCGTTGCTGTTGGCGCGACCATCGACCTCGAAGCAGCGGTGACCCCTGTAGGCGCAAGCCAGCTCGTCACCTGGTCCAGCTCCGATGCAACCAAGGCGAGCGTGAGCGCAACGGGCCTCGTCAAAGGCATCGCAGTTGGGTCCGCCACCATCACGGCTACCAGCAAGGCAGACGGCACCAAGACCGACACCTGCGCTGTCACCGTCACCGCTTAACCCTTTGCCTGGCGCGCCCTGCGGTGTGCGTCGGGCCTTTTACCGCAGAGGAATACCATGGGCATCACCATTGCAAAGAAGCCTGAGCTGGATATCAACGGCGAGCGCTGGGTGCACTTCAAGGTCGGCCTTGGCGGCCTGGCTGTGAAGTGCGAGAAGGGGCCGGACACGGCGGCGATTCTGGTGGCATCCATCGCCAATCCGATCTACAAGTCTCACCAGGCGGTGATCCGTCGGCACCTCGCCGCGCTGAACCAGCAGGCCGGGGTGGGCACTGCCGGCTTCACCATCGACTCCATCCCCGACGTCGAACTCGAAACCGATGATGACCTGTTCATCGACCTGGCCGCCAAGCATCTGATCAAGGACTGGCAGGGCATCGATGTAGAAGAGCGTCCTGGCGAGCCAGCCAAGTACACCCCGCAGCTGTGCAAGGCGCTGATCGAGCAGCTGCCCAGCGTCTACTTCCTGGCGCTGCGCACTGCCCTGGACATCGCCAAGCGCATTGAGGAGCAGGCCCAAGCCACTGCGGAAAAGCAGTAGCGGCATATCGCTGGGGTAGGGACTGGGCTGGGCCCGAGAACGAAAAGAAGCGCTGGAAGCATGAGCGCCTCGGGTTGAAGGCCCAGGAGCCGCCGGAGATCGACGATGTGGTCGCGGAGGTCCTGGAGGCCTACGGGCACATTGGCCGGTCCCGTCAATACGTCGGAATGATGGGCGCTCCGGCCCCGATTGCGCCGGCAGCAATTGCCGAATACCTCGACCGCTACCCATCAGTGATATGTCGCGAAGAGTTCGACGCCGCCATCTTCGCCCTAGACGACGAGTTCCGGAAGCGGTGGGATGAACAGCAGGAGCAGGAGCGGCAGAAGAGCGCCAAGCGTTGAAGGCCATGTCTTCACTGGATTGTGATAAATTCAGCACAAATCAGGGAGATTTGATATGAACGATGGCTCAAGCCCGCTTGCGGGGCTATTTCTGCTCGCGGCTTCCTTCGCGATTTACTTCCTTCCAACCTTTATTGCTGCGAAGCGAGGCCACCCCAATGGCACCTCGATCTTCCTGTTGGATTTGTTCTTGGGGTGGACCGGAATTGGCTGGCTGGCAGCTCTGATCTGGTCTGCATCTGCAATCCGTAATGAATCAGAATCAGCTCCAACTGAGCCAGCCAAAACCGATGCATACGGAAAACTTGAGCGTCTCGCTGCCCTGAAAGACAAAGGGCATATCACGCCAGAAGAGTACGAGCGAGAGAAAGCCAAGCTGCTCAACAGCTGATAACGAATCATCCAAGAACCCGCCTAGTGCGGGTTTTTTTATGCCCGGAGAAAGACATGGCGCAGGAATCAAGGCTTGCGATAACGATCGATTCCCGTAGCGCCAAGAGGAACGCTGACGATCTGACGGCTTCGCTGGAGAAAATGGAGCGCGCCGGCGATGGTGCAACTTCAACGACCGAAGGGCTGTCATCCAGCCTCGACGAGCAGAGAAAGGAACTGTCCCAGCTGCTCGGTCAGATCAATCCGACCGTGGCGGCTCTTGGGCGCCTGGATGACATGCAGGAGAAGCTGGCCAAGTTCAAGAAATCCGGCGTTGTCGAGAGCGACACCTTCGTGGAGTACACCAATCGCATCAACACGATGCGCGAGGCTTTGGGCGACACATCGGACGGCATGAACAGGGCTGGCATGTCTGCTAAGGCCTACCAGGCGGCCCTACGCGGCCTACCTGCGCAGTTCACTGATATCGCAGTAAGCCTCCAGGCCGGACAGGCGCCGCTTACTGTATTCCTGCAGCAGGGCGGTCAGCTCAAGGATATGTTCGGGGGGGTTGGGCCGGCCGCAAAGGCAATGGGTGGTTACATCCTTGATCTGATCAATCCGCTCACGGTAGCTGCCGCAGCTGCTGCAACGCTTGGGGTGGTCTTCTACGACGTCGAGAAACAGATCAGCGCATTCAACGCTTCCTTGTTCCAAGGTGGAGCAAACTCCGGTCAGACAGTTGAGTCACTAGCTGAGATTGCGAAGTCTGCTGCCAGCTTAACGGGCAGCCTGTCGAGCGCCAAAGATGCAGTCACCGCGCTGGCCGCAGCTGGGCGCACGAGCGAAATCCAGTTCAGGAACCTTGCCCAGGCTGCAACTGCAGTGAGTAGGTTCACCGGGCAAAGTGCGGCTGACGTAGGCAAGGCCTTCGGCGACCTTGGCGACAATGCCACCAAGGCTGCTCAGAAGATCAGTTCGGAATATGGCCTGCTAACCGCAGCGCAATATGAGGTGATCCGTGGACTTGACGAGCAAGGGAAGAGCCAACAAGCGCTGGATACCCTGAGCGAGTCGCTGAACAAGAATGCCCAGGAACGGCTCCGGCGCTATCGGGAATCCCTGTCGGAGATTGAGCGCGACTGGCAGGACATCGGAACAGCTATCAGCAACGCCTACAGCCAAGTGAAGGGTGAGCTCTTCCCTGATGACGCCAAGCAGATGGAGATTGCTCAGCGAATTCTGGACACACGCAAGGAAGGAGGCTTCGTTGGCGCGCTATCCAACCTGTTCAGCGTCGGTGACAACACCAACCAGGCGCTACGGGATCAGATCAAGCTGATCACCGAGCGGCGCGGAGCAGCCGCCGCTGCCGCCAAGGCTGAGGCGGAGATCACCACGCGAGAGCAGCGCCGGATCGAAACGTCCAAGCAGCTTGCCGACTTGGCGAAATCTGCAAGGACGCAGACGCAGAAGCTGCATGACGATCTGAAGGACCTGGACAAGACAAAGGCTGAGTCCCTTAAAAACGGTGGGTTTGGCGCGAAGGAAGAGGCCGACTACGCCAAGGCCCGCAAGAACATCGAGCAGGAAATCGCGGACATCAAGGCCCGCGAGGCGAAGAAGAGCGCCCCGAAGAACGTCAACCGAGGCGTTGCCGAGGCAGAAAACACCTTCGCTCGTCTGTATGGGCAGTACGACCCTGCCGCCCAGGCCGCCCGAGCGCTGACCAAAGAGCAAACCCAGCTCGATCTGGCATTGAGCAAGGGCAAGATCACGCAGGAGGAGTACAGCAAGGCGCTGGCCCAGGCTTCAATCAATTATGCCGCGGCGTTAAAGGGTGCCCAAGGGCTCACGGCTGCGGAGCAATATCGAGCACAGGTGAACCGCCGGCTGGCCATTGAAGAGGAGGGCTACAGGGTTGAAGCCAACTCTGTTGGCATGGGAGATCTTCAGGCGGACCGGTACCGCCAGCGCGTTGAGTTAGAGCGACAGATGAACGATGAGATCATCGCTCTGCAGGACAACCTGAGGCTTGCCGAGAACGCCTCGCAGCGTGCCGCCATCCAAGAGCAGATAAAGATCCTCGAAGAGACCAACCCGGCCAGGCTCCAAGCCTTGCAGAAGGGCTGGGCGATGATGGACCAAGCCATGCTCAACCCTATCAACGGGTGGACGGCTGCGGTGCAGAACTTCGGCAACCAGGCGCGCGACATCGCCGGGCAGACGGAGTCGATCTTCTCCAGCGCGTTCAACAACATCTCCACCGACATCACCGACGCGATCATGAACGGTCAGCTGTCCTTCAGTAGCCTGGGCGACATCGCCAGCAACGTGGTGCGCGAGATCATCACGGGCTTCGTGAGGATGGGCGTACAGATGGCGCTGAATGCCGCGCTGAACGCCACCCTGGGTACCGCAGCGGCAGGCCAGAGCATGATCCTGGCCGGGACCACGGCCACGGCCTGGGCACCTGCTGCGGCAATGGCATCCCTCGCAACCCTGGGCGCCAACTCCGTGCCGGCTGCCGCCGCTCTGACCTCGACCACGGCCTTGGCAACAAGCCTGGCTGTGATCCCCGGCTTCGCCACCGGTGGCTACGTGTCCGGCGCCGGTACCGGCACCTCCGACAGCATCATGGCCCGGTTGAGTGACGGCGAGTTCGTGGTGAATGCCGCTGCGACCAAGCGCAACCGAGCGCTGCTGGAGGCGATCAACTCGAACGAGCGGGTATCGGTGGCTGGCGGATCGAGCGCCGGCGTTTCCACGCAGTCCGGCAGCAGTCAGGCAGTAGCGGCGGCACCCCAGCAGAATGTCACGGTGAACCTCATTGAGGACCGGTCCCGCGCCGGCACAGTCGACCAGCGCACTGGCGACAACGGCCAGCTTGAGATCGACGCCTTCGTGGCTGACATCTGGGGCGGTGGCGAGCGGGCGCAAGCCATTGAATCCGCATACGGCCTCAACCGCCAAGGCACCTAACGAGGAGTGGCAATGAATCAGTACCCGGCAGAATTGCCACTGCCCCTCCAAGAGGGCTATGGCCTGAGCACGGTTGACCCGATGCGGGCCACCCCGATGGTCACTGGGCGCACCCGTTATCGAGTCAGGCACCGGTACGTTCCAACCGAGGTGAAGGTCAACTTCAACTTCAGCGAGGCCGAGGCGGCGCAGTTCGAAGGCTGGTACGTCTGGGCCATCAACAACGGCCTTGACTGGTTCGAGATGCCCTTGCAGACGCCGGTCGGGTTCAAGACCTACATCGCGCACTTCAAGGGTATCTACCAGGGGCCGGACCTAACCCAGGTCAGCCGCTGGCGGTATTCGGCGGTGATGCAGCTGAAAGAGCGGCCTGTCCTGACAGAAGACCAGTACATCGGTGTTTCGGTAGGCATGCCACTCGATCAGTTCAACAGCCAGCTCTCTGGCAGCCTGGACAAGTGGTACACGAGGTACTTCCTATGAGCCTGATCGAGGAGTGTTACGCCTCGGGCAGAGGGGAGTTGGTCGACACCATCGAGGCGAGGGAGGAGGGCGGCACCGTCTCCCACCTCTACTGCTCCGGGTGGGAGGACAGGGTTTGCACGACCGAAGACGGCCGAACGCTCACCTTCATCGCGATGGCCATGGACTACGCCCTACCCAAGAACGACAACAGCGCCTTCCAGAGCTTGGTGCTTGGCCTCGACAACGTGACGGGGGAGGTGCAGGAAGTGGTGGAGGCGGCCAAGTCCGCCGACAAGCGCTTCATCATCACCTTCCGCCGCTACCTGGCCGAAGACCTGTCATTCCCGAGCGAGCGGTATCGCATGACGCTGCTCAGCCGGGAGTATGAAGACGACGTGGCCAAGCTCACCGCCGGCTTCTACGACCTGCTCAACACAAATGGTCTGCGCACCATTCTGACCACCACCTTGGCTCCTGGCCTGAAGTACACCTAACCATGATCGAGAAATACATGCGCGCCCCGTATCGCGAGGGTGCAAGGGGTCCTATTGCCTTCGATTGCTGGGGGCTGTGCCGGGACATCCGCCATGAACTGTTCGGCCTGCCGTGGTTGCCCAGCCTGGGCTCAGTCGGCAAGGACAAGATCCGCGAGAACACCAAGGCCTACCGGGCGCTTCGAGCCGCGATGGAGGAGTGCGCCCCGGAGCCAGGAGCGATCGCCGCGGTGCTGCGCGGGGAGGCCCTGCTGCATGTCGGTACCGTTCTCATGAGCGAAGGTCGCCTCAAGGTGATCGACACGAACCCTGGCGGCGCAAGCCTCTGGACAACAGGCGACTTCGAAGCCGCGCACCCAAGGGTGGTTTACTATCGTGACCGTCGAATTCTTCCCCAACAAGCTCAGTGACACAGCGCCCCTTGGCACCTGGAAGACCGATCGCCGCCAGACGATTGAGGAATGGCTGAAGAGCCAGGCCCCTTCCTACGAGCGCCGGGAAAGCCCGCCGATCAGCGCCGTTCTGAACGATGAGGTAATCGATCAGGCCGACTGGCACAAGGTCTCCTTCAAGCCAGCCGACCTGCTGCAGATCTACCGCGAGCCGAAGGGCACCGACCCGTTCTCCATCACCTTCGCGCTGTTCAAGGGCGCCAAGGCCGTGCTCAAGGCCATCATGCCTAAGATGCCCGGCATGCCGTCCAATGGCGGGATGCAGCAGGGCGACCCGCTGATGGAGGCGAGCGCCAAGGGCAACAAGGTGAAGCTGGGCGACCCGGTGCGCCAGATCGCTGGCCACCAGCGCACCTACCCGTCGTACCTGGCCCAGCCTCGGCGCGCCTATGTTGCGCCGCGCGACCAGCGGGTCGAGATGCTGCTGTATGTGGCCGAAGGTGAGTACGACATCCCGCTGTCCAAGGTCAAAGTGGGCGAAACCCCGCTGATTTCCCTGGGATCGGACGCCACCTTCACTATTTACCCGCCAGGCGCTGACTTGTCCGGAGACCCAGCGCACATCAACTGGTTCAACGTCCCAGAGGTTGGGGCCAGTTCCAGCGGATCTGCCGGGCTTGAGCTGACGGTGGCCACCGACCTGACCCGGTCGGCTACCGCCTCGGCGTACCAGTTCGTGAACGACACGATCAGTGTTCCGGCCGGCTCCGGCCAGTTTCCGGCCGACTGGTCGAACGGGATCATCATCCGCGTGCTCGCCCCGTACACCTACACGGTGATCGACGGCGGCGCGGGGCGTGACATCATCCGTGGCCCGCTTGAGATGCTCAATCCCGTGCCGGGAATGCTGATTGAGGTCGCCGGGGCGAACGCCGGCCTGTACGTCGTGCACACCTACACGCCATACAGCCCAGCAGTGCCAGCCAACCCCGGCACGGCCTCTACGCTCACTGGTTCGGCGGCACCCAGCCGGTACGACTTCAACGTCACGCCGCTCAGCTTCAACCTGGTCCGGGGCACCTCGACCTACCCCTTGACGCTGAATGCGGCGACCACAGACCTAGCCGGCCTGGTGTCGGCGCTCAACACGCTGCTGGGCGGAACGCCGATCCAGGCGCAGCAGAGCAGCGGTCGTGTTCGCTTCGTGGAACTGACGCCATTCGCTGGTCAGGCCATCACAGCCACCGGCGCATCCACCATCCTGGGCTCATCTCCAGTTGGCGTCACCGGAACCGCCACCACCAGCGGCACGCCGGAGCAGCCAGCCGAGATGACGCTGGACTACGACGGTGGTTCGCCTGTCGTGGGCCTGGCGCTGGGGCAGGGCCTGGCCACCATCGGCCCGCGCGGTCTGCGGTACCGGATCACGGCCTACAGCACAAATCTGCTTGAGGTGGAGCGACTGACGTCTGCCGGGGCGGTCGATTCTGGCTGGCCTGGCTTCAACAACATGCAGACCGTCAACGGGCTGATCACGCTGGACGCCTCCAATCTCCAGGGCGGCTATCGCGGGCCGTTCGCCTGCTGCCCCGAGGGCGAGAAGGTTACGGCGCTGGAGTGGTCAGTCACCTACGCCAACGGCCTTTGCGGTATTGGCCGGGAAGGGCAGATTTACGAGATCCCGACGTACTACGTGTTCGAGTACCGGGATATGGACGCGGCGGGTGCCTGGACGGTCATCGAGAAGGTCAACTACGGCGGATCGTTGGACGCCCAGGGCTTCACCGCAAGCGTGATCCTGCCTTACCCGATGCGGGCCGAGGCCAGGATTCGCAAGCAGTTCGTAGACCGGCCGGGCCGGATCAACGATGAGGCCCGCGACGACGCCACCTGGACTGACCTGCGCGGGCGTATGCAGAACTCGCCAACCAGCTATCCAGGCCTGACGGTCATGACCTGCAATATCCGTGGCGGTGACCGTCTTTCTGCCCAGTCGGAGAGCCAGGTCAGTGTTGAGGCAACCCACATCCTTCCCCTGATGGAAGGCGGTACCGGGCCAAGCCGCGACATTGTGCCGTGGTGCATCTACAAACTGAAGCAGCGCGGGTACACGGACGATGACCTGGATCTGCCGGAGTGGCAGGCCTTCCACAACATCTGCGTTGCGCGCGGCGACACCTACGACGAGACGCTGGATTCGACGATCACCGTCAAGGACATGATCAACAACGCGCTGGCGTGCGGGTTCGGCGAACTGGTGACCTTCCGGGGCCTGTTGCGCCCGGTTCGTGATGGTGCGCGGGCTGCATTCGACGTCTCCTACGGCCCTAAGACGCAGACCTACTCGCCGCAGAACATGACCAAGATGCTCAAGATCAGCGGCGCCATGCCGTCGATAAACGACTTCGACGGCGTGGATGTCGAGTACTTCTCGCGCAGCACCTGGGCGTGGGAAACGGTCGAGTGCCGCTGGCCCGGAGACCTGGGCACCAAGGTCGAGAAGATCAAAATGCCTGGATTCAGCGACAAGACCAGGGCCTGGCGGTTCGGCATGCGCCGGCGCGGGCATCAGAAGTTCCGCACCGACGTTTACACCTGGGAAACCGAGATGGACGGCAGCAACAGCGGCTACCTGAGCTTTGCAGCCGTTGCCGATGACGCTCCCAAGCGGTGCCAGAGCGCGATCCTGCTGGCGTTCGAAGTCACCGGCTCCGGCACGCTGCTGCACTCTTCGGAGCCGCTGGACTTCAGCGCTGGTGGTGAGCACCGAGTCGGCGTGCGCAAGCTGGACGGCACGCTGTCTGGTCCGTTCACCGCCACGCAGGTCGACCAGTACACCGCCAGGGTGGATGCCCTCGACTTCACGCCCGTGATCGGTGGACCGCTGGAGCAGCCGCACATCCTGTTCGGCCCGGCAGCGCGCTGGGCCTACCCGACCCTGATCACCAGCTCCGACCCAGCAAACGGCAACGTCTCCATGAAGGGCATGCCCTACGACGCCCGTGTTTACACCTACGACGACCAATCGCCCGCCTGATTAAGACCAGTCCCTGTTCAGGGATTTGAAGAGGAAGAACTATGGCCACCGGCGCAGAATCTCTGCAGCTGTTCAACCAGCTTGTCGCCCTTGGCAACACGCTGTTTCTGTCCGATGAGGACTTCGTCACGATCAATGGCGTGACAAAGCCCACCCTCAAAAAGGTCTATGCCGAGTTTCTGGCCAGCATCAGTACCTACCCAACAGTTGCCGAAGGCCTGACGAAGACCAACGGCACCGGTACTGACAATCGTTTCTTCTCGGTGCCTGGGGCGGGCGACGTTTTCGAGACCCGCTACCGAAACGATGCGGGCGTGGCTGTTGAGATTTCATCTCTGTTGTCCTGGAATTCGAACTCGCTGACCATCAACCGCGGCAAGGTCTATCCGCTGCGCAGGATGACCAGGAACAGCATCACCAGTGCAGAGCCCATCGCCTTCAGCAAGGCGATCCTGAACATTTGCATCATCGGTGCCCGAGCCGGTAAATATTACCGCCTGGCCTACTACGTGAACGGATCCAGCGCGCTGGGGCCGACGGCCAAGCCCGATGGATGGATCGTCGAAGAGATCGATCAGGCGAACTACGCCACTGCTGCTAATCCTGTAACCACTGTCATCAACTACACGGATGCCGGGACACCGGCGATCACCCGTGACGGGATCCAGACAGTCGTATTGTCGAGCACCGTTGTCCCCGACCTGCGCATCCTGATCACCCTGGACACGGCAGCACTGCCTACGCTCGGCACAGCAATCGCCGCCAACAGCAGCGGGCAGAGCGGCTACAGCTACATCATTGACCCGAGTCGCTACATTCCGGCAAAGAGCGACATCACCAACTCAATCACCATCAACGCGGGGCAGATAGCCCCATTCAGGTCGGTGAGTCGTGGTGGTGGCGTGTCTACGCCGAATACACTGCAGACCTTGGTCATTCTGAATGCCCGGGTGATCAATGCTAAGCCGGGCAAATACTACGGTCTGCGCTACTTTCAGAACGGCAACGACGCAGTGGTGCCGGCTGCCGATGGCTGGATCGTGGAGGAAGTCGACATCGTCGGCTATGACGCCTCGGTCATTACCAATGGCACCACCATCTCGGCCCTGGTCGACCCGCAGCCGACGATCGACCGAACGCTGGGTATCCAGACCGTACTGATCAACACCAAGACAGATGTTCGAATAGAACTGGTGCTGGACGCCTCCAAGCTGCAGGCATATGGCAACCAGTACGGGATGAACTTCGTCCCGCAGAACGGCTATTCGCAGGTAATCGACCCGGCCTGCTATGAGTTCCCTGTCGCAGGCAACGGGACCGGTCCGCGCGTCTCCTACACCCTCGACGCAGCGGGTAGGCTGACCCTGAGCTGGCCGGATGGTATCGGCACGCGGGGCTTCGTCTTCGGGCCGAATGGCGAGAACAGCCTGGCCAACTTCGCCCAGGTAATCCGCAACGGCGGTGCGATCAGCGCGTTCGGAACCGACTGGCTGCCTCCCATGATCTTCGACGCGGTCAACAACGGTGACGGGTGGCCGACTCTCGAATTCACGGGTGGCAACCACCGGGTAGACAACAAGCTGACCGCCGCTTCTGTCGCCTATGTGATCGAAGCTGACGGCGTGCCGCTGACAGGCCCTACCAGTGGTACGGCTGACCGGATCACCTGCCGCATCGTCAACAAGCTCATGGCGGGTAACACCGTGAGCCTGGGTCGGTACCCGCTACTGCAGTCCTTCCAGGTCGACTTCATGCCGGGTGTCTCCGGGGTCCATGCCGATATCATGGCGCTGGAGGACGTGGATATTTACACCGACTACGCCTGCCAGATCGTGACCACGGGTGTAAACGACACTCTGTTCTACCTGGGCGGCCAGTTCCCGCAGCCGATCCCGTTCGACAGCACCGTCAACTCGGGCTCCCCGGCAGATTACCCCGACGCCTGGGCGGTGCTCACCACCAGCGCGAACGGCCAGCTGGCTGCCTGGATCGACCGGAAGTATGGCGTGGCCGCCGAATCGCAGATCTTCGAGAACTACGGGAAGATCATCGGTGGCGGCGGGACCTCGACCAAGCAGTACACGACGGCGATCAACAAGGAGCGTGTTCGCAATCCGGCCAACGCCATGCGGCTGCAGGCAGGCAAGAGCTACCAGTGGCGCGGCGGCTACTCGTGGGGGCCGGTCAGCCTACCGGATGGCATGGTTGCCACCCTGCGCTACATGGACGAGTGGCGGATCCGCCGGGCGTTCGCTGTTTCGGCAAGCAAGATCCTAAAGCCGTAGGCCCTACCTCAAATCGATGCCCGCCCAGCGCGGGCTTTTTTGTGCCTGGAGAAAACCAAATGCGTATATCGCAACGCGGCTTGAGCCTCATCAAATCGTTCGAGGGCCTGCGCCTGCAGGCCTATCAGGATTCAGTCGGGGTCTGGACCATCGGCTACGGCGCCACTCGAGGTGTGAAAGCCGGCATGAAGATCAGCAAGGAGCAGGCCGAGCGCATGCTGCTGAATGACGTGCAGCGGTTCGAGCCAGAAGTTGAGCGCCTGATCACGTCGCCGCTGAACCAGAACCAGTGGGACGCGCTGATCAGCTTCACCTATAACCTGGGCGGGGCGAATCTTGAGTCGTCCACGTTGCGAAGACTGCTAAATGCTGGAGATTACGCCGGAGCGGCCGAGCAGTTCCCGCGCTGGAACAAGGCGGGAGGTAAGGTGCTGCCCGGCCTGGTCAGGCGCCGCGCCGCCGAGCGTGAGCTGTTCCTGGCGGCGCCGTGAACTTTCTTAGCGCGATGCCGGCTTGGTGCTGGTGGCTGATCGCCCTGGCGCTGGTTGCCGGCAGCCAGCAGTACCGGGTTGTGCTTGCAAATGGAGAGACAGCAGCTGCGCGCGGAGAAACAGAAGCGGCACGCACCGAACTGGCCGACTACCGCCTGGATGTATCCGAGCGCGACCGGCGCGCGGCTGCTCAGTCCAGAACCGAAGAGCAGCGCCGCCAAGCCGTGGCGGACGAGGAGGGTGAAAGTGCACGACAAAAGCTGGAACTGGCCCAAGGCCGCGCCGCTGCTGCTGAGTCTGCTGCTGGCGGGCTGCGCGGCGAAGTCGCCCGATTGCGGGACGGCCACCGAGCCACCTGCGACGCCATCGCTACCCAGCAGCGCAAGGCAGGAGCCTCTGCCGTCCTGGTGCTCGGGGGATTGCTTGAAGAAGCTGACCGAATGGCGGGAATTTTCGCGGAAGCGCTTGAGCGAAGTCGAGTAGCAGGAAGGGCCTGCGAGGCTATTGCGGATGGGCTCAAATAGATAACTGTAGGGTGAGTAAATCCCCGGCCTGGTAAAGCCACAGGTTTAAATTTCTCTCACTACTAATTTTTGTATAGGTGTATCGCGGCTCTACTATTTTATAATGGTTCTCAGGCTCAGTTGGTGTCGCGGGTGTGTTCGATTAACTGATCTCGCTTTCTATTATGCTGAATATGCTTGTTACATTCTTTACTTGGGACATGGCTTCGGTATTCGTAATGCACTCATCCAAAAAATAATCTGCCCTAACTCTTAGCGCGTGCATTGCGTGTATGCGTGTTCCAAGTCTTCTTATTTTGGCTTGCCTTTCTTTATCATTACATATGAAACTGCAAAGCGTGTCCGACAGTTTTATGTGAGATCCACCTTTCATGTTGCTCACTCCTAGGCTAAGATTTTTGTCTGCTAGGTGTAGAGTCTCATGGTAAGCGCTGTAGTATGACCTGCTTACAATGTTTCGATGATCGGTCTCGCTCAAGTCGTTGCATAACAGCAATTCTTGTGACCAAGTCAGGAAGCTTTTTGAGGTAATAGGCATTTATCAGATCCATTGATCAATTTTGTTTAAAGGCTATTTACAGTCGGCTCCTGGTGGTATGGGATAAAAACGTACATGATATCTTTTAGGATGTGGCATGCGTCAAAGTCAACGATGCGATCGCATAGAGTTTCATTGAGTTCGTGTATAAGGTCGGCGCTGCCTTCGATTGCGGCATAAAAAGTCACTGTTGAGCCACCGTAATTATCGGTTCTTCTGAAGTTACCTTTTTTGAAACCTATGTTTCTCTCGCTCATAATGCTTTCTGCGATTTTGTAAATCTTATTTGCTTCGTCGTCGGAGATGTTGTTTTGTTCAAATAGCGTTGCAAGTTGCAGGGTGGCTCTCGCGTTGATGTTTTTTTCGAGTGCGTCAATGTCTATTTTGTCAAGATTGCTCTTGATTGTTTCGGAAAAAATTCGAGGCTTGAATATTATTTGAGCAGCTTCGGCAAGGTCGATCAGAGCATGGTGGTCAGGTGATAGGTCTGCGGCTATTTTGTAGTGTCGGCAGGCGGCTTCTGGCTTTCTGAATTTGCTAAGCGCGTGAGCATAGTTTGTATGAATGTTGCGATCGCTGGGGTCGAGTGATAATGTTTCTTCAAAGGTGGAAAGTGATTTTTCGGCGTTGTTTTCGATGGTGTACAAGATTCCGAGGCAAATTCGTGCGGCGATAAAGTGCGCGGATTCTAGTTTTTTAATGTCTCGACGAAGGCGTGCGGAAGTAAATGGGTCTAAAATGGACCCAGAGTTGGCAAGTATGTTCAGTTCTTCTACTAAAGTGTCGCTGATTGTTTTTGCCACAGCCATAATCGACTCCAAATCCCTTTATGACACTAACCTTGGCACGAAATCACATGACTAAAATTACGATGAAGATCGGGAGACAAGCTTCATGACCTTAAGAGGCGTACTATACGACACGATGAGACCTTCCGTCGAATCCGCGCGATACCCTAAACGTAGCCGTGTCACCGTTCGTCATGGAGCCTGAGATCTGCACATAAGTCGTAGGCTTGTTTAGCCATGCCCGATGGCCTCACGCATCTACCTTAAGGCGCTTTCCGGCCGTGCGTGGAGTGGCAAACGTTGTCGTGTCGAACACCCTATAATGCGCTGGATAAAAATTCATCGGGGCAGGGCTGTGGACAAGCGGACGTTCATCGGGATGGTCGAGGCAGGCGAGCCGCTGATCCAGCAGGCTGTGGATGCATTCCGCTCCTTCCACGAGGCACAGGATTGTGGCGCCCCGCCAGAAGAGGTTGAGCGCCTTCGCCTGCTCGCCGAGTCTCTGTTCCAGGCGGTCTCCGACTACCAGTTCCGGGTCATAGCCAAGGCTCGGGGAAAGGATCTGCCCCCACTGCACTGACCCGCTGATCGGCAATTTCCCGCACCGGGATACGCCTATAAGATACTGTGTTTTTGTACAGTGTTGGTGCTCTATGTATTTCCTCCTCGTTCGCCGCCGCGTGAATGGCGTGGCCATCCCCACCAGTCAGCTCGGGAAGATCACTCCGATCCGGGCAGACATCCACATCGGCGACCACCACAGTGAACCGCTGGGCCGAGTCGCGACCCAGGCCTGGATGTTCAACCCGACCCCCGGGCCTGACGTGATACCCCGGCTGCACGACGCCAGGGTCAACGGCATGGCCCAGCTCGGCATGAACATTAACGGCATCGAAGAGATCGACGGCGTGATGTACGCGCAGTCGTGGTGGTGCAGGGCGGAATGATGGCCGGGATACCTCGCGCTTGGCTTGATGAGCTGAACGACCAATGCGCCCTGGCTACCGACCCAGATGGCCGGGCCGCCGTCCTGGTCGAGATGGCCATGGCCGCCCACCGTCGCGGGGAGGTGGGCGCCGACCACCTGTGCGAGATGCTGGAGTTTGCCGAGGCGGCTCGGCTCTACGGCCTGAACGAGCACGAGGACATGTACGCCTGCGGCCTGTTCGGCTACCACGAGCCTCTGCCGGAATGGGGTATCGAGGTGATCAAGGGGTAGGGCAAGGAGCCGCCTGTCTGTGGGTATCTATATAAAGGAAGTGAGTCGGTCGGCAGAACGCCGGATGCGGGCCGGAGCCCGTGGGGAGTTTTTCGGGGGATGGTGAAAATTGGTTCTGCACAGTGCGGCACCGTTTGCAGCGAGCGCCCGCTCAATGCCTTGGATTTAAAGGCGTTTCGTACATCCCGCACGCATGGGGTGCAAGGGGTCGAGTGTTCGAATCACTCCGTCCCGACCAATAATCCCAATGACTTAGGCCATTTCCGCAAGGAGTGGCCTTTTTCATGTGCGTGACTTTTGCGTGACTTCTCAGGTTTTTACGCCTGCCTCCTCTTCTTATTTGTCAGCACCGGCCCACGCGAGTCCGTCGCTGAGGCTTTGTTTGCCGCTTCTATCAGCTGCCAGCTCTGCACCAGAGTAGTGGCGGTCTTGTGTCTCAGAAACGATTTCCGATCTTCCTCTGTTGCACCTGCTGCTTTCAGGGGCCTACCGAAGGTGTGCTTCAGGTCGTCTTTGACCAAACTCAAATCACCAGTACATTTGTTGATTACTATTTCTGATGCTTTTCAAAGCGAATATCACCTTCTGGTAAGGTCTTCACGGGCTGCCAGCCGAGGTTTCGATAGAAGCCACTCGCGCGGCTAGCCTCAGCCGTTTCTAACCAGATCGTCTGGTGGTGTTGAAATAGGAAAGTCTCTGCTTTATCCATCAGTCTGCGCCCTAATCCGTTTCCTTCGAATTCGGGTAGAACGAAAGCGGCAAACACACATCCGTCCTCGACATTGGCCATGGAAAAGCCTACAGGGGCACCATTGATCTCGGCGACCCAAGCGCATGGGGCCTCTATAATTGCCTGTCGTATCGTTCTAGGAGTAATCCCGATTTCCGCGAGCTGATCAAGGGATAAGTGATTTTCGTGAACGCTGGTTCGAATATCAAAAATGGCATCGATATCCGCGAGGTTGGCGAGTCTGATTGTTTTTTCCATGATGTCCTCCTTTATAGCCCCTCTCGAATGAAAGTATCCTTTCACAGCTGGCGCAATGAACGGTGGCCCCCTTTGTACGGCAGTAACTCCGTAATCTTACTCGCCCACTGCATCGGCGGCCGTGTCAGCAGGTCTGCTTTCCTGTGCGTCAGGGTCCCGCATTCTTCGCGCTGCGGCAGAGTGTGGTTACGAAGGCTGGATGAGTGGCCAGCCGGACAGATGCGCTGCCGTTAGCCTTCAGGTAGGGTGCTACCGCATACGAATTCCTTCGAGCCAAGGCGGTGTGACCCGTACTCAACGACGTAGCCATCACCAAGGCGCTCCGCCTCCGCCTTGGCTGTCTTCTGGTCTGCATAGACGTCGACAAAATGCCATGGATGCCTGTCCCGAAGGACGCCCCACCCAAGCACCCAGCCTTCTTTGGCGGGGTCTGGAGGCAGGTTTTTCGCTAAGCTGCGGATGCCCAT